GCTACGTGCTCATCGCCCTTCTCAACCTTCACGCCAACGAACAACTCACTTCGCGTTGCGGGCATTCGTGAGTAAGACTTGACTCGCGCAGGCTCACCGCGCACATGGTCGTAGGGCTCTACGTCGGGTGTGACAATCGCCCCTGCGGCTATAGTCGCCCCGTGTTTGATGTGAACGCCGGGGAGAATCACAGCTCCGGCCCCGATGCTCACGCCATGCTCAATTCGCGGAGGTTCAGCGATGTAGGATGAATTGCCTGCTCGGGGATGCCGATCATCCGTAAACACGACACCGGGGCCGATAAATACCCGCTGACCAACGGTGGAATTGGACGGCAGAAACACATGCGCGGATATTCGGGTGTTGTCACCGATAACCGATCCACGTCCGATTTCCGTGCCGCTGCCGATTGAGCAATTCTTGCCAATCTCGACATCCGCTAGCACCGTCGCGTAATGCCAGATAGTCGTGTTTGTGCCGATGATCGCGGACTCGTCGATGAAGTTAATTGGCTGCATAGACCTTCGCTCCGTTCTGTGAAACTTCCACGGTCGGCTTTATCACTTTAATCGGCATGATGTCTCGATCAAGCAAGGACTCGTAAATCTCTTTCATTCCCAACGCGGTTACGCTAATATCGGCCACTTCACGTTTATCAGCACGCGGCTCTGTATCGCCCTTCAGAATCGCAATCATTCGCTTGGCGATCTCTCGCTGATCGCCCTCCTCCACCCAGAACGAGCTGTACGGATTCCCTTTGTAGCTGATCGTCTTACAACCCGTGGCGTTGGCCTCAAGGCTCAAACGGTTGTAATCGCCATAGCGGACTAGCCCGCACATCGCGTCCACGCTTCTGAACACATTCCTGAGTGCCGTGCCGTGAAACGCTAAAGGAGATACGTGTGCGCCATAACTGGCCCCGTTTGCGTTGATGAACGGGAAGTACCAGCGGTGTTGGTCGTTGGGTAAATAGCACGCATGAAGGCACGCCTCGGGAAGTTCTTCGTAGACGAAGGGCCATGCGATAAACAAATCCAGCGGACACTTGATCGCGTGACAGTTCTCCGCCGTAAACACGCTAGGATTGCCTGACCATTTACCCTCGCTGGGGCCGGGACACCAAAAGTCCTTCTCCACTCCCATCTCGACGTAGTGGACTTTCGTGTTCTTATCCACCATCGTTTGAATGATGGCTTGATGCCGAGGCCATGAGCTAACTATCGCGTCGGCCTTTTTCAGCCAATGCATAAATAACATCAGTCCGTCTCCGTGGCCGTAACCATGCGCCCCGGACTCAACCGACGAATGGAAGATATGCTCGATTGTCCCGTGAACCGGAAACACGAGCTTGTATTTCTTTTTGGCAATCTTCTTTATCTCGTTTGGGAAATGGGTATGGGCCACGAAAATGTCGGCATCGGCGATAGTGTCCAGCGCCTCGGGCGAAGTCTCGTGCATGTTGACTAAATGGGAATCAAGGCCAAGCTTCTGCTCCGCGCCCACTAACGACTTGGCCGCGTTATGCATACCTGAACCGTTCCACATGGAAATGTGAGCTAGTTTGTAGCTCATAACTACGCCGAGTTAGCCGTACTCGTGGTGATCGAAAGCTTGAGCGCCAACGACGTAATTGCGCTGTTGGTCGTGGTCGTCAAGCTGGACGTAACCACCGAATCACTCACAGCTTTGGAATCCGCCACGGAGATGTTCAGCGAGTTCGATGCTGCCGCGCTGCTGGTGGTAGTCGTCAGACTGGATATAACCACCGAATCGCTGACGGCTTTGGAATCCGCCGTTGAGGCCCGCACACCTGCTGAACCCGCAGCGGAGGTCGCGGCAGATGTATTGATAGCATCCGACGTGGTCGCAGAGCGAGCAGTAGAAGCGTTAGTGGCCGCACTGTCAGCCTTTGACGATGCCGTAGCAGCTTGGGTAGTAGAGAACTGTGCCGCCACCATCCACGTGCCATCGTTCTGGGTTTCCAACTCTACGGCTTCACTGGTAGCGGCGAGAGCAGTGCTGAACGTGGCTCCGGCGTTGACGATGGTGAGCGTGTTGCCCGACGTATCATCCGGGCTGATTGCCACAACCAGTCGGTGATATGCACCACTGTCCAGATCGTCGTAGATGGTTAGCGTAAAGCCCGCGCTCGTACAGTTAGCAACGACTTGACCCACATTCGGGTCGGTCAGCGAGTAAGTCGAACTGATATTGATTGTTTGACTCTCACGAGAAATGGAATCTATTGGCATCGGTGTATCTCCTGTGGTTGTGAAAACGAAAAGGCCGCGTCAAGTCGGTAACAAGGAATTGTCCCTGCTAACGACCTCACGCGGCCCTGCGGACATGCGCCCGCCAAGCTAAGTTGTCAAACTATCCACCAGCACCCGCAGCGGCCCCTGCTGCTCCTTGCAGTGCAGGCATGATCTTCGCGCTAAACGGCGTCTTGTAACTCCCGGTCTGTGTTCCACTGGAACCTGTCTGCACCAACGGCGGGGCAGTGAGCGCCGCCAGATACGCATTCTTCTGATAGTTCTGATTGTTCACGTCGTACTGGCCTGCACGAGACTCCTGCCCTGCGGTCTGGTCGATGCTGCGTTCGCCTGATCGTGTAATCGCATCACGCATCTGCGGGGTGGTGTAACCGCCTGCGGGGTTCAAAAACGAGCGGCGCAATTGAGACTTGGCCTCACCCGCACGGAAGCCGATGGTTGGGTCAACCTGAAAGTTGGTGCCGCGAAGGGTATCAATATCCGCACTCGACGCGCCGGGTTGTCTCCCGTACGTTGCTGTATTGGTTGAAGTGCCCTTCTGAGTTTTGGTTGAACTCATCTCGTGTTTTCCTCAAGCGTACCCATCGAAAGCGACCTACGCGTTCCTCGATACCATCCCTTTGGAACCCGCAGGCTTCAGCCACGCGAATCATACCACAATGTTTATCAATCACCGCAGCAAAAACTTCCGTCGCCCCCCACTGCTCGAAAACCACCCGTTCGATGCTCATGAGGGCGACCAGTAACACGTCCATGTCGATGCGGCGCTCGCAGTCAAAATGGCATTCATAGACTCCATTGCCATCAGGCCGCAGGGTGACTAACGCCACCAGTCCGTCAGTGAATATTCCCACGCTCACCCGTCGCTTCATCAGGGCGAACCATTGGCGGAAGTGAGTCAGCGCGTCCCAGCGTCGAACGAGACAAGGATAGGAATCACGCCAGTGCCAAGCGGTGCGGTAAAGGTGCTCGTCGCGGTCAGGGTGTAGCACTCGGAGTTTCATTTTAGTTTTGCTTAAAAACTCGCCATCGAGCGGTCGTACTGTCATAAACCAAATCTGCCGCCTGATCTGCTGACAGCGTAATATCAGCTCCCGTAGAACACAGGAAACGATTAGTTGCAACGCTGCCAGTATTTTGATGTTTCAGAACAATGTTATTCGAGCCTGCGTTTACTATAAGATGAACCTCGCCGCTTACATTACCTGACGCTGCGCCTCGTGGCTCGAAACCGGTAACATCTCGACTGGCGTTGCTAGTCCACCTTTGACAATAAGCAGCCCCCGTATTGTAATCGTTCTGATTTGAGGTAATTTGCGCGGGAGATAACACAGGCGATGACCACGTTGCTCCCGCGTTCGCGTTATTGCGAAGACGCAATATGCCGCCATTCGTTATAGCAGCGGCCCCGTCGTCTAGCTTGACTGCGCTACGAAAGTTTATTGAGCCAGTATTCTGAACTGTATAGTTCGCAAAATTAGCGGTGCCCCACTCATGGGTTGAGTCACCCATGTCCTGCGTACCGCTTGTGCCAATTGGTTGAAACTTCCCGTTTAGAGATAGAACGTCACTTGCTTTGTCGTAGGTAAGACCCGCATCGCCTCCGAATGCTCCAGAGTCGTTAAATTGTACTTGCGTGTTGCTACCACCCGGTGACGTGCTCGCTGCGGTTCCGCTAGTTACGGTTGTCCCGCTGCGTTTGAGAAACTGACCATCGGTAATCCCAGCAATCGTCAGCGTGGTCGGCCCAGCAGTTTCCTCTATTTTCGTAGCTACGGGAAAGTAACTCATCAGACAATACTCCATTCCGTCCCAGCATTCTTAGGGACGATTGAAAAGGACGTGTACTGGATGAAAGTGGTTTGGGTAAGCGCACCGTCAATGGTTTGTGTTCCTGACGCATCCAGCGTTACGAGGTTGGCGGACGAATCAATCTTCTTGATGTAGTAGACCTTTTGCTTGGCCGTGGTAACGTTGTGGAGGTTGACCGTGACGGCCCCACCGCTTGCGTCTACCAGCAATACATCGTTCACATCGGTAAGCGAGTAGGGCGAATTAGCGACGGTGATGGTAGTAACATCTAAAGTGGCTGCGGTTGTTGCCGCCCATTTCAACCCGGTTGTTTGCGCTGAATCTACCGTCAACACTTGACCGTTAGTGCCTACGGGTAATCTAATTCCTAGCGTGCTGCTATGCGTGTACAAGTCACCCTTAGTAGTCAGCGGGCTAACCAGTGTGATAGTCGCGGGTGAGCTTCCAGCAAACGTAAACCCTGACGTGCCAATACCTGTGAGTTTGATTACGGGGCCAGTGACGGAGATGCCTGTATCGACATTAATGGTGGTGATGGCCGTTGTCCCGCCGCCGCTGGAAACGGCCACAGAAATGGAAGGCAGCACACCTCCATAATTGTACCACATTTGAAATGGGGCTAAGTCAGGATTATCCAGCTCGTTAGACATATAATTTTAGTATGGTATAATCATCGCCATGCTTAACTACTTACAAGTACCTTTTCTCAATCGGGCCTACCTGAAACTCCTCTTTAGCAAAATTGCGATCACTCCGTCTATTTCGTGGAATGGAACATCATGCTGGATTTGGACTGGCCGCACGGATAAGGGATACGGATTTTTCCGCTATAAAGCCAGAAGCACGCGAGTTCATCGCCTAATGTTTGCATGGTTAGTTCACCCAATCCCGAGAGGTCGTCAACATGGTGAATTGGATCATCTGTGTAAGCGTCCGGCTTGCTGTAATCCTATTCACTTGGATTTCGTAACCGCCCAGATTAATTGCCTGCGAAGTAACAGTCCTGCGTCTATTAACGCACGAAAAACTCATTGCAAGCACGGCCATCCTCTAAGTGGCGACAATCTACTACTAGAAAGCGGAGGCCGCAAGTGCCGTACGTGTAGAAATAAACGAGCCGCAGAATACCATCAAAAATATCCCGAAAAACATCGAGAAGCTTGCAACCGATGGTGCAGAAAAAACCGAGAGGCCCGTACCGAGTACCGCCGTCGCTGGCGCGCAAAGAATCCAAATTACTTCCGAGATTTAATGCGTAAAAAGCGAGCGGCAAATCCAGAGGCGTATAATCTCTACATGCGCGAATATCAAGCTCGGAAAAAAGCGGAAAGATTGACATAATCATCGCACCCTCACCGATGTCACGACTGCATCGGGAAACTGTCCACGTATCGCTGACAGCACTTTCTCCCGCTCCACTTCTTGAAACGGTCGGCTTTGCAGGGTATGGTTCTTTATGCTGCGCAGCTTTGTGCCCTCTTCATCCACTACCGCCACCCTGCCACTTTCCACGAAGATGTCATAGCGGAAAAGGGATAGAGGTTCCGGCTCCGGCACGCCCTGCCGCTCAATGGAAATCCGCGCATCGTTACCGTAGAGTTGGCGTAACTTCTCGACGGTCAACGGTGCAACTTCACGCGATGGCTCATCCTGCCAAGAAGTCGTCTCTAGCAGACCGCCATCCGCATTGTTGACGTGGAATCGCATTTTCATCGGCGAACACCTTGAACTGCTTGCTCTAACGTCAACTCATCTATTCTATCCCTAACGGACTCGCCCGTGTCATTCCCAGATAATCGAATTGTTCCGAGAACAGCGTTTGGGCAATTAATCTGAATCCGTGGCGATTGCGCTACGCTGGTAGTATCAGAGAGCGCGATTGGCCCGGTGGTGCTGTTAGTCCCATCTTCTAGGTCACTGATCACTATCGACTCGCCTACGTCGTAAGCATAAGCCCGAAGTTCAGGGTTAGTGAGCTTGCCTGTAGCCCGAAAGGCTTTATAAACCTTACTCCTTAACTCCTCGCCTGAATCCGAAACAGGCAAAGTCACATACCACGCATTCCCCGGCCCAGCGTCCACGCGCTTACTGTCTGTGCCGCTTCCTGTTGGGGGCGGTGCGGTGCAATCAGAATTGGTAGTGACTAGAAAGTTGTCAAAGTTTTTAGAGATGGTAGCGAAAAACGAGCCGCTATCACCTGTCAGCCCACAAAGCGTTCCATAGTTCTGTGGCTGGCCGGTATCATCATAGGTGCCTTGAAGCGTCGTATTGACATAAACCTTGAAAATACTATCGCAGCACGCGCATGAAATTGTGTCGTTATCGGCAAGGGTGATGCTAAGATCGAGAACAGTTGAGGTCGATCCTGCGTATGTTCGCTGAAGACGTAGTTGATTGGCGGAACCAATAAAACGATAGTAGACCAATCGCCAAAAATAATTAGCATCAACGTAACGAAAAACAATCCCTTCACCAATGCCAAAACTTCCCGATCCGGTGGTTGGATTAACCAGCGTGACTTTCGTGACCGCATTGGTAAGCCCCGATTCAATAACTACTCGCCCATTGGCATCGCCAAAATTCCACGTCCATAACGCCGTGTTGCTGCTGATGCCGAATGCCCCCGACACCCCTGACACCTGACTCCACGTTTGGCCCGTGGGCGCGGTGCCCAGCGATGTAGGACTATCTGCCCGATTGAAGTTGTCAGAGACGATTATTGCCATTTGCTATGTGCGCCTGCCTCCCACCACCAACTCCAGCCTATCACCAATCGTCGCCAGCCCACTCACTATCTGATCCTGATTATCCTCGCTATACTCACATGCACCGATCCAGTCTTGCTGGGGCAGGCCATAGAGCAGCCCCTGCGTCGTCCAGAATCCCGCGCTGTTGCGTCTCGCCCCGCAGTAGAAAAACCAGATGCCGTTGTTGTAAGGGTCGTAGCCCACGACTACATGACCGGGACTCCAACTTTGGGTGATAGCGTAGACTCGTGCCGCCCACGCGCGTTCAGCGTCAATCTCGTCGCCGTCACCCACGCTGCGACTTGGCCCACCATTGGGAAACCCGTAGATCATTCCATTGACAAACACCAATTGATCCGGCCCTGCAAACCCATCGTGCCAAAAGGGGCGGATAAGTATCGGCACGGCATCATCGGGCGTGGCTTGGGCAATCTGGAGGTGATTAATGGTGGGTAAATAGATGCGGCCTTGACCACTTAACGCCCAGAGAATCGTTTCAGGTGGTGAGGATGAGAAGGCTAATTCCAGCGGAGCTGCTTCAATGTTATTCGGCTTACTCGGTACGATAAATGGCCCCGGTGAAGTCTGGGTAGGATTCGTCGATGCACCCTGCCCTTGGCAACTGAAATACACTGGTGCATTGTTCAAACTGACCACGCCCTCCGCGTCGGTCGGTGCATCATTGTCAAAACTCACGATCTCATTGACCACAATCTCCGCGTCCAGCCACTCGGTTGTGTACGTCCCGCCACCCGCCGACACATCCGCCGTGGTAATCATCACCCAGAAGAACCACGGGCCTTGCAGGTAGCCTAGATTAGCCCCTATCGCCGCCACATACGGCGTCACTGCTAGCCACCATGCGTCCTGACCATTAGCCGTGTCCATCGCAGGCAAGGTGAATTGAACCTTGTCGCCTGTGGCAATGGTTACATCAGCCCGAGGCGAAGGATTGTTGTACCCGCCCGTTTGGCTTCTCGCGGGCAGAATCACCGCTGAGTACGAACCTGCCTGCATCCCTTTTGTCCCGCCACCGACAGCCGCCAGCGTCGGCGCAGCAGGCGTGTTCATGCCGAGAGGAAAGTTGGTGTAGGTGTCAGTGGCCGCATCAAACAGGGCGATGGAGGGATGACGAGCCAACGTCCACGAGGCAGACAACGGCTGACCATTCAACTGAAACACCCCCGCACCCGCGCCAATGAAACTACCTTTATCCAACGGGTCAACCCCACCCCAGCTAGACGATCCCCGCTGTGCGTTTATCGCGTACATCCGGCTCATGCGCCAACCGATAACACCTGATGCTGAACTATCCGGCGCTCGCCACACTTCTATCTCAGTGTCACTAACAACTCGCCTTGCCACCAGCGGCCATGAGGTTGAATCGTCACTCGCAATGGCAGTTATCTTCTGTCCCAGCCGCACCTCAGAGAAGAACGCCGTACCGACACCCGTGACTGTCGTACTGTCCACGGTAAGAGTCAACGTTCCAGTCAACGCCACCATATCCAACGGCTCATTTAAGTCACCAAGCCCACTGAATGTTTCCCAGTATTGCGAAGGAGGAAGGCCGCGTAAGATGAGGTTGTTGAGACGGAAGGCAGAGTTGGATTCATCGCCCGTGAGGGCTACGGTGGGCCAGTAGGGGCCTGCCTTCACTACCCTTGGTGAGATTTTGCCGCCCATCAAGCATCAGCCTTCGGGTTTGATTGCTTGCTAACCAGTCCACGAATCGCCACGGCTAGTGCGGTAACTAAATCACTGAATACTTCAGCTACGACTACAACCGGATCGCTTGCACTCGCAGGCACCTCCGGCACACTGGCAATGGTCAATTCGATGTCACCCGTTAGGCCGCTCGTTGGATCGTAACTCTGATTCGGTTCAAGATAATGAAAATCATCGTCACCTTTAATCGTCCACCAAGCGTTCTGAGATTCCAGCCCATTGCGAGTCTGAGCGAAATCCTGCCAATAGGGAACAAGGGACTGATTTTGGGCCACGGTAATATCCGCCGGATCGGAAATTGACGCACCGTACTTACATTGAGTCAACGCCACGTCCGGTACAACCCCCACACCGTTCGTGAGAGCTATCGTATGTGTTCGACGTAAGAGACTTCGCCCTTCCTCATCTGCGGCCTTCTGTAGTCCGACATTCTGAAACACCGACTGAACCAGCGATTCCATCGTCATGTCGGCATCCAGTAATGCAGACTTCAACTGGTCTATGCCTGTCAAGGCTTGCTGTAGCGCGAGGTCGATTAGTGTTTGATAAGTTGGCATGTCACGCTGCGATTAAACTTGGCCCGGCAACGGCCTGTTCACTCACCGAAGTCAGCCCTTGACGAATACTTTGCTCCACCGCATCTGCATAACCACGAAATACATTCGCTTGGGCCATAAACTCGTCGTCACGCACCAACGCACCAATCATGTCATAGCAGATGGCGTTAGCGAGAGAATCGGGTAAGGGTAAGTCGCCATTCGCCGCCACTAACGCCGCGATGGTATCCCAGCTGAACGTGCAGACCTGAACCACCACGCCATTAGGGCGCGTGTGCGTAATTCCATCCCCCGACATCTTGAATCCATAAACCGGAATCACCCATGCGGATGGGTTGTTTAGTCGTCGCCGTATCACCTGATCGGGATACTCCGTGCAAACAATCGTCTGATCGTCGGCGTCCAGCACGGAACCGTAGATGCCGACGATCGGATCGCCGTTAGCACCGACTGAAGGCATAGAATCGCCGCTAGCTAAAGTGGCCGTGACAGTAAATCCGACAAATGACCGCCACGGGTGATTCCCCGTTTCAGCGATCGCATTGGCGTACCGAGCGATGGAGGCGGTTTGTTGATCTAGGTAAGCAGTGAAAGGAAATATCGTTGACTGAAAATCCGCGCTGGTTAAAGGAAGCGTGGCGTAGGTCAGTTCCAATGCTACCGCCGAAGCGCCAACCAGCGCATTGGTTCTGACTGCTGCCTCTCGAAGTATGGTATGTAGCGCAACGCTCACTTCAGCTCCAGTCGTTTACCCTGTCAAATGAACTCTGCCGAATAGTTATATGGTCTTGAATCGTATTACGAATGTATCGCTGCCAATCGTCTTCTATGCGAGCACGATCATTCTGAAGCGCAAGGGCGATTTCCTTTCGATGGCTCATGTTGTAATTTTGATTGTCCGACCATTGGCATGAAGGCAAAACTGATTCAGCAGCCCATATTTCAATCAGAGAATGAAACTGAGAGAGCACCGGATCGGTTTCTAACGCAGCGCTACTTGCCCAGTCGCCTGAAGCAAAGGTTATTAAATACGATCCAAAAAGTTGCGGCTGTGGTAATACTCTTACCCACCGCGAACCGTCGTCTCGATAATAAAACGCCATCCTTATGGCGGTATTGGGGCTACCATCCGTGAACAGCATCGAAGCCACATTGACGGGCATACCCCAATCGAAATTTAGATCGGCTATCTCGTAAAACTCAACATATCTTTGCGGTAGAGACGGGTTGGCGGGCCAGTAGGTGAGAACCTGAATTGGTTTCCCGTATGAATTATCCAAACTAAGAAGATAGTCGCTCGTGCCGTTGCTAACATTAAGCGTGTAATCGGGTTTTAAGGCCCACGGCTGGCCTGAGGATTCTAACTGGCTATAGAACGACTGAACGCTGTGTTCAACGGCCTGCAAGATGCGACGCGGCGACGGCTTCTGTGCTAAGGGTTCGTCGCACAGTAACCGTGCCGCGCTGCACATGCTCTGGATTGAAGCCACGCATTACTCCCTACTCAGCCTTTGGGTGAAGCACTTTGCACCAGCGGCCAATGTGGAGACTCTTGGCTGAGGCTTTCATTTCCTCGCCACAGGCGTCACAGGTGAAGGTACTTGCGGTTTCGGCTGGCGTCTCACTTGGCACGTTCGCGGGAACACTTTGCGCTCCGGCTAACTTCGCTTCCAGTTCCGCGATCCTATCCGCATCGGCCTGTCGTGCCAGCGCCAGCCGTTCATCCATCTTCCGCTCGAACAACTCCATGTCAGTAACGCTGATGGATGCGGTAGTGGCCTGTTGCTGGCTCGCGTTCAGTTGCCCAATCATCTTGGACATTTCCTGCATGGGTTGATCCTGCCTTGGGATTTCGAGTTGCTCAAGCAACATTTCGGTAATCGGTGAGTACGAATACGACCACCCACCCTGCCATTCGCCCACGTGACCAGTCTTGAGTAGCCCATGCTCCACGTTCACCATTCGCATGGCCCAGTTACGGGCGTCCGCGCACATAGTCAGACATTCGTTCTTGTACTTGCCGATGTCGATGCGGCTGTCGGTGATAACGGCAGACTTAACCTGCTCCTCTAGGCCGCGTAACGTTGGCTCCACGCCATCACCGAACATGGCTGTTTCAATGACATCCAGAATGCCCGTACCCTCATCGTTGTGGCACTCGTCCCATTCCTTGCCAAGTAATACCGTGAGTTCGTCGATACCCTTGCGAATTGGGTTCATGGAGTAGCGCCGCAGGACGCGCAGGCCGTCACCGGGGAACACGGGCACGAAACCAAACTTATTCTTGACCGCATCTTCGTTCAGCGGAATCCCCTGCCATGCGACGGCCTGTAGGTCGCCCAAGTGGCGCATCGGTATCGGCTCACCGCCCAGTTCCAGAATCGCCGCCCTGCCACGCGGAATAAACCCACGTCCATAGCGAATGAGGCAGGGGTTAGGCGTCTCCTCGCCCCCTACCCGCAGCCAGCTAATCTCCGCCTTGCGCTCAGGAACGATTAAGTCCAGCGGGTTCCATACCCACCGCACGACGTTCGCGCCGACTACGCGCTTATCAAAAAATCCCACTGGCCCAAAGACTTCGGGTTTGGCTTGTTGTTGCTCGAAAACTGCGCTCATGGTTTCTCCCGTTATGCGTAAATTTGTACTTGTGAAGGTCGATGTGCTCGCCGTATTTCCGCCAACTCGTTCCGCTTCCTCACCTTCTCGTCCTTCATCATCTGCAAGCCCCAGACCTTTGCTTGCTGCAGCGCCACTTCGTCCAGTTCAGGACGGATATGGGGATTAGTGGCGGCTTCCTTGCTACGCAGGTGAATGGCCTTCTTCAACCATTTCAGCTCCCTACCGTCCGGTTCCTTGTATGTGCCGTAGCAAATCTCTCGTGATTTATCCCATGCTCGCTGACAGCACTTATTCGCATGATCGGCAATTATCCCGACGTGCGGCAACATGTTGTACCAACCTTCACGCGGTACTGGCCCCCAGACATCTTCGCTGACAGTGCGTAGGAAAGTATCCTGTGAGCAAAACCGACACGCCAACACGTGACCCTCCGACTTATCCGTATCCACCCAATGCACGAACACTTTCCCATCATGCACCTGACTCGCATCCCACTTGGCAAACACCGTGATCAATTGATCCACGCTGAACATGCGACCGGGAGTTTTGCAGTAGCGGCACATGGCAGGTACAGGCTCAACCACCTTCAACCGATACCGTGTGGCTTCCCAGCTTACGGCCAATGCTTCTGGTTCAAACCGCTCCTCAAGTATCCAGCGAGGGGGCGAAATGTCCACGTAGTCGTCGTTGCCGATGTCGATGGATAGTGCGCGGTATTTCTGCCGCCACTCGCTCTCGGTTGCGTTTCCAAATTCGTCCCACGCGATATTCTCACGCTTCAAACATTCCCATGCCCATTTCAACTGAACAATGGAATGGCCCGATGGACTGAGGCCGACTATCCGATCAATCTTCCGCTGGTACGCTTTCACGTCAAAGCTAGGCTGTTTGAATATCCCCGACGTGGCCCACTTCGTTTGATCGTTGTAAATTTCCAGCATTTAATTTCGTCGCCAGTACCGCGCCTTTACGGATCGCGCTATCGGGTCTTATGTTAGGATCACCCCAAGTGTGCGGACACGACCCCAGACTGCCCTTTGCACAGTTACAGTTGTAGCACAAGATTTGGTAGTCAGGAGATACCGCATCGCTGGCGAGTCTCGTCCAGATTCGATTTCCCTGATCTGATTTGCGCTCCTGCGCTCCATCATCATTAACATGATCCAATGTTAGAAAGTAAAACCGAGACTCGCCACAACAGGCGCACTTGTTACCATACTTAGCAATAACCTTTCGGCGCTTTTCTTCCGTCTTATTGCGACCGCGAATAATGCACTTGTGGCAAGTAAGAATTGTCCACTCGTCCGGGAGATGAAACCCGCAACTAACGCATTGTCGCCTCTCGATTCTGAGATAGCGCAGTCGAAGTTCCCTTGCTCTTTTAGCCACTTGATGTTCAGCGCATCGGCGCGAACGCGGCGCGTGTGGATTCTCACATAGCGTACAAAGACCGCTATCTCTGCGGCGTCGCACAAGGTTAAGCGCCCGCGAGCTTTCCTCTTTAGTGCAAGCAACGCACAGCCAGCCACCGCGAGGATTCGGCTCTGCGCATTTAGCGCACTTGCCCTGCGCCAGTAAAGCTGCACGCCTTTTAGATGCTTTTTGATTTGTAGCACTAAGACAATCTTCACAGCGTTCACGGCTCTCTTTTGGAGTTCCGCCACAAAGCGGGCATAAGCCTTGTCTTTTACGACGTTGATAAGTATCTTTATGCACGTTGGATCAATTCTCCTTAACCGTAGATTGATTCGACCATGCGCCGAGACTGTGATAGCAGTCGTCGGCGCTTTCTCGTTGGTCGAATTATACATCTTCACGTGCATGGTTACTAGACTTAACTAGCAGTTTGCGCTCCAATAATCACCCACTTATTCGCGCTGGCCGGGCCATAGCGAATGCAGTAGGCGGTACAACTAGACGTGCCAAGCGTATACGTTGCGCCGTTGGCTATGATCGTAATTGCACTTCTCGCGGTGGCCCCATCCTGTGCGGTGATGACAACCGGTGAATTACTCGTCGCTGCGAGCGTGAACGCTATCGTATTCCCGCCAGCAATGACTACGTTGGTAACGGAATCAATGGTTTGGCTAGTTGTCGGGTTGATGACCACGCAACCAACCGAACCAATGCCATCGCTGACGATGAAAGGATTAGTGATATTGTTTCCCATGTTTCATTTCCTCCTTACAGCCCAGCGGTGATCTGAGTTGCGTACCCGAGTTGAGCGCGTTTGATGAAAGCGGAGCCACGGCCACTGAGGGTCGCAGGGTTGCCTTTCCATCCCACAGCAGATTGCCAGTTATCGCTTCCGGTCTGGTTTGCGCCCAGCAACATACGAGACTCAAGTCCATCGCGGTTATATTTTCCGTACGGTTTCATCTCGTAGATTTTGTAGTCGGAAGTCTTCAGGAAATACACCCGATCCTCGTCCATGTCGCTGTCGCAGATAAAACGAGTATCGCCATCGGTGTAGTCACCCTGCACGCCCTTCATGGTGTCGCTGCCAGCATCTTCGCGGAGATAGTAGCCAAGGTTGTAGCCCTGCTTGCGAACGGTGGAGTATTGGCCCCACGTGATGAATGCGGTCAGGTTGTTCTTGGCATCGGTGGCATTGTTACGGGTTTGGAGCAACGCTTTCGCGTTCTCAATGGCTGCCGGGGTAAGCAACGCACCTGCGAGGTCAACCACGGGGGCATTGAGGTCGGTGTAAACGCTGGTGTCCAGCCCTTGCAACACACGGTTCTGGTCGCTGTCGAGCCAGCCAATACCACGCATGGCAAGCTGATAGCTGCCCTGAATGACGATGGGGTCGCCGGATGAAATGGTGCCACTCAGCACATTCACCGTCGCAGACGACGTACCTGCGGTGGTCACGACAAACGTGCCCCGCACCGCACCCGTTGAAGCGTTGATGCCTTGATACGTCTCGCCTTCCCACAGCCACATGGTGCCTTTGGTCTGACCGGGGGTAGTGGCAGCGGTTGTGGTGCCTGCAAGGGATTGTGAACCCAGCGCAGTTGTGGTGGTTGCCGAGTACGCCACCGCGCCATTACCAGTGCCATAGAAATACTGGTTCATGCGCTTGCGAAACGTCTCGGTGTACTGCACCATCACCTGATCGTAGGATTGAACGTTATCTTCCGTGTCGTTCTCCATTGATTCGATGGTGCTGCCTGCCCAAATCATCGGCCATGCGCTCATGGTCGGATAGACCCACATGCTCACGGTCTGCGGCCCGTTGGCCTGATTGAAGTCTGAATTATCCGGCGTGAACCATGTCATGCCAGTCGGACGGCGTGCGTAGTCGGGAAGGCGATAGCCCTTTTCGGTAAGTTTCGGTTTATCCACCGCCTTACCAAATGCCCTCATGCCCGGATCATTGTTCTCGTAGAACATCCGAACATCCTTCTCTACCGCTTGCCGCTTGAGATCGGTAATTTCACTGAATTGAACTGCTCCCATAGCGTCTCCTTTAGCTGAACATCGACGCGCCGTTGAGTTTGTTCGCCTTATCCAATTCCTTGTAATAGGCGTAATATTCCTGTGAGCCTACGGGATGGGGATTGTTCATGTAGGGATTAGCATTCCCTTGTTGAGTCGCCCCTGCGCCCGCTGGCACAAAACGCGCCGTTGCCGTCGCTAACTGACCTTCCACCTGAGCCGCAGCCCCAGCCGCCCTTTGACCGCTTGATTTCGCCAGCTTCAGCGCGTAATCATTCACTTTCGCAAGGATTTGCTGCTTCGCCCCCGTATACTCTGATAACGCTCGGGACGCTTGCAACTTGTCATTGATTCGAGTGTAATAATTGTACGCCGCACGTCGCTCCTCCCAGCGGTTTACCAAATCTGCAAATCCATTCGGTTCCACGCCTACGGCTTTTAGCTGTTTGATTGCTAAATTACGATAGACGGGATATGGACTCTGAAGATTGGCAATCACGCCGAGATTCTTTAAGTGTTCAAGTTCGTTCTGGGTTGGGTCACTTGAAAGTGTCTGCTGTGACGACACGTTTTGGTAAACGGAGTCGATGATACTTTGTGCTTCATTAGTGATGTCCTGAATCGTGGCCTCTTGAAGCTCGCGCTCGAAATCAGCTTGCGCTGTCTCTTGGGCTTTCGCTTCACGGTCACGCTGTTCCTTCTCGAATCTATCCGACGCAAGCGCACGATCAGCGTTCCGAAGGGTCTCTTCGGCCACCAGCGGCTTGGTTGGCAGTATGTCGAGCAGGTCTTCACGGCTCTCTTGAGTCAACGACTTAAAAGCGTCGTGATACTTTTCAGGAATCTTTGCTAATTGTTCACTCGTTACGACCCCCGAAGCGTGAAGCGTGTCAATGTTGCGGTAGTCGTTGACCCGATCTGGATCGAGGCCATGAGAACGGTAGAGGTGGCGGACAAGTGTATCCACCTTTCCATTTTCGTCAGGGACGGTGTAGGCCAAAAGGTCGGCAAACAATTGATTTGCCACCCCCGGACTTTCCGAATCCACCCTGTCGAGAAACGGCTTGGTAGTGTACCTGTCCCGTTGCTCTATTCCGTTTTCAACTACCGGACTGTGCAGCAACCCGACTAATTCATGGGCAACTTGAGCTTGTGCGGGGTCGCCAATAGCTTCCACCACGGGCTTCCACGGCTCAAATGCCTTGTACTCGTCGATTTGCGGCTTGACACCTTCGTAAGCGGTTCTGAGATTTGCGAGAGCTTGGGCATACGGCACTTTTTCAGCCGCTTGCTTTTGCAACTCCTCAAGGGTTGGTACGTCCTTTAGCGGATCGACCTCGCCTTGCGCCTCAGCCGCTTGTGCTCCTTCTTCGACGGTTACGCCGTCAGCGGTGCTTTCAGCAGAAGAAGACTCCATAGATGCTGGTGGCGGGTCAGCGGCAGCGATAACTGCGGGGTCAGGAGTAGCGACCCCTACGCCTCCACTGCCCTCACCCATTTCCATCTCAAAGAGCGGAAGCAGGAACGACAGTAGATTGAGTTTGATTTTCATAATGTTTTACGGCCCAATGAAAAAGCCGCATCGATCTAACAGCGAACTGTTAAACCCATGCGGCCCTTCCCACATTCGCGGGATAAAGCTAAGTTGTCAACTCACTTGTTAATCTATTTAACTTAGCGACAGCAGAGCAGTCTCCACACACGGCCAATCGCTTACCGTTCGTCGGTAACTGCAAGATTATTTCCACCGAACGCAACTGCCTACACCCAAAACAAGTCGCCTCAACATGGTCAGCGCAGAAAATAACCTTAATCCGTTGCGCGTTCACGATACCCTCACAAACTCAGACTGTACTTCATTTCGCTGGCTTTTTACAATAGCAATCTTCTCTCGCGCTATCCGTCGCTCAAGGAAAGTCACCGTTTCACGGATGCTATGCAAAAGCTTTTCAGCTTCAGACAAATCAGAATGCCGAGCAAGGTGCTGTAGCGTCAGCTTCGTCCGTGCCATTTCTAGGCTTGATTCCATTAGGCAGCCTTTTCGTGGCGCTCCATATGACATGGCCGACATAGCCATTCAACCAAGCGCGGGTTACTGTAATCAGGATGGTGCATTTGCGATTTATCGCTGCCACAATCAGCGCAAGGCTCTTTAATTAACTTTCCCCGTTTTAAGAGCACCGCTGAATAGCTGCGGCACCGATCTTTTACCTTTTGCGTCTCCGTGAGCGGATGGGTCTTACGCCAATTTCGTACATAAGCAGCCTTGCACTTGCGACAGTACCTATGAACCAATTCTCGCGGGCCACGGCACGCCGAACAAATCCGTAATTTCATTCCTTAATTCTACCAGATTCGTTGTTACTGTAGAACTTTTTTTAACGGGTTCCATCATTTCTTTTTCGCGGACGGCTTGGGCACCGCCTTCGGTTTTGGTTTGGCCTTCTCAATGCGAATCTTATGGTCAGCCTCTACCTTCGCCTCTTCCAATGTTTGCTTGTGAGTCTTATCGGCCATTGCCGTTTCGTGTGCTCTATCCGCCGCGTTCTGCTCAGCTTCGTGCTGCTGGGTGGATTGCTCTTGAGCGTACTGAAGCTGCGCACTGGGATCAGGCTCTGTGGATTCTGGCTGTTGACCTTCCTGCTGAGCGTTCAATTCTAATGCGTGAGCGCCGATAGCGGCAGGGGCAGCATGAGCGGCAGCAACCGTGCCTGCGCCCATCGCCCGAGCCGACTCCTGCTCCACACTGCTTTGAAACATTCCTCTAGCTAGCAGAGAACAGGCCCGGCGCAACGGCATTGGACTGTTGATTAATTCATCCCAATCGAGGGCTTCAGCAAACCATTTTGCCTTCTCGTCCAGTTTTAACTCTGCTTCATCAATCGGCGGATCGATAGCATCAATAAGCACTTGAGGATCAACATCATCAGACTGCTGTACCTGCATAGCCTGCTTCATCTGATTCAGGCGCTTACGGCATAGCTCACCAACTGCGTCATAGTCATCAGTATCCAAGTCTACGTCAAACACATCTTCCAGCTCGCTGATCATCTTGGCATTGGCTTGCTGTAGCGCCGCGTATCCTTCCGCGCCGCCCAACACGCCAAAGAATTGCGTGAGATTCTTTTGCCGCGTAAACGGGCCTTTGGGCATTTCGCTGTTGCGGACGACCTCGAACACTAAATCGGCCTTCAAGTCCGCACCTGACAACTCCACGCCTTGAGTCTGTCCGTATCGCCCACTAAGCGCAAAGTAACGAGGCAGTGGAAAGTGTTGGCGGAACAAGTTGACGGTAATCTCTGCGCCACGTTTGCGAGCGTCAGCCTTAATCTGAAATATCGGCTGGTTGATGGAGTCGGCATTGCCCTGATCAATCTCTGCGGCTGTGGCCGTGGTGTTCGTTGCCGTAATTCCCGGTTCACCCTGCTGGTAGTCACTAACCATGCTGGTTTTCTGAAACATTACGTTCAGGAAGTTCTGGGCATAGTTAAAGAATTGTCCCGGCATGGCGGTGGGTTGGAATTGGTAGATAGAGTCGGCTAGTTTACGGCCCTCCGGCAGTTTGGTTAAGTCAAACGGGATGTTAGTCCGTGGCGTGCCAATGTACTTCATCTTACTTCCCGTCCAGATTTGGTTGTCATAACCAATGGCCGGAGTGTAGGTGGATGACATGTACGAGAGAGCTTGATTGTTGAGCGTGTTGAACTGTTTTTGGATTTCCACCGTGTCGGCTAATCCGCGACCACTACCTGTCTGCGTTTGAGTAAACCATGTGCCCGATACGATGTGATCTTTATGCCTTTCAGGGTAAATTGCCAATACCACCGCCATGCCGTTTAGGCCCACCGCACACAGGCCATCGGGAAATACATCGGTGAGCTTACCTTTCGGCAACGTTGGCCCATCCACCGTGGCTTCATCACCAATCAGGTTAATATCCGCATAGCAATCCGGCGACATCCAGAACTCATTGAAAGTCACCGTATCACCCTTACCGCCCTCTTCGTCTCTAGCATGGCGTTGATTGCCATAGTTCGAGAAGCCTGACATTGCACTACCCTGATGCCCCAACGCCCTCAGTACCTCTAACCCGTGATCACGATCAGAGTCTCCTTGAGGCAGTAACACGTTTCCAAGCACGCGAGTAATAGAGCCTTTAGGAATTTCCTGATTGTACATAAACCAATCGGAGTCTTCTGGCCGTTTCGCCAAATCCCAGCGGCAAGCAGGCATGGGTAATAACTCACAGACCAGATCACCAATCTGCCGTCTCTGTTGACCCGTCATGCTGTGGATGTCGTCGCTGGCAGGTGGCGTAACACTGACAGCAGTAGATCGGCAGTTAGGACATCGCGGCTCAGCGGCTAATGGCCCATTACCACCTAACGCGCCTAACGATTCATCACCGTCGTTCATGAATTCAGTTGCCGTACCTGCGTACTCACAATCACCACATAGTCCCGCGCCCTCACCCATTGTCACCGACTTTTGCTCAAACACATCCTGCAATACCGTCATGCTGATTTTGGCATCGTCAAGCCGATAACGGTCGATGTAAGTGCCAAATGTCATGCCCATTAGTCCTTCTTGCTGGGAAAACCAATGGTTGTAGAATTGACGTTCGTAGTAGTTGTTGATGGAGTCAGCGGACTTCGCGGCAGATGCGCAAGTGTCAAGATTGCGACCGGGACGGATGAGGATGTCAGGATTAGAACCTTCCCATTTGGCAAGAAGGTTCTGCTTCAGATTGTTCATGACGTTTAGAGCGCGGCGATCTTCATTGCCACTGGTCATAGGAAGAACGCCCCAGCTGCCATCGTAAGGGTTGCGAGCTAAGAACTGCTTGCCGTTGATGTAAAGGGAGGTGAGTTGACCGACGTTGACTATCTCACGGAAGACGTTTTTATCCTTGCGATGGAAATGTTGAAACCTTTCCGCGAGAGCTTTAGCGATGTATGAATCTGGCCGTTTCCCGCCACGAGACAATTCCAACAACGGTTTCGTAGGCGCGAAATTCTGATACGGAACAATCTGCGCAGGGGATGGTTGGAGTTCAGCGGCCATTGCTATTCAGGGATGCGGGCAAATATCGGAGCGCCATTAACCATGTTCTTACATGAATTTACCTCGATATTTGAACCATTCACCCGCAATACCTTCATCTCGTGATAGCGCGTTTTAGTTCGCATTCGAGGTTCAGCAAATCGCTGTGAGATGCGCCAGAGCCAATGCCAAGAATCCTCTGCATGATTATGAAACCACATTAGAACTCGCCAGATGATCCGATGATGCCACGGCCACGGATCGCGGCCTATCGGAACTTCATAAGGTGAGTAAAGCTTCCAATGTGTTTGGCCTTCAACCAGTGACGGCATTGTTACTTTCATCAAAACTCCACATCAGGCATTCCGACAGGAGGCCCGAAGTTATGCACATGACCATCTTGACAGGTTACACAGACAAGTTGATAGCAAGTAAGGCAATAGGTAGATACGAACGTAATAATAGTCGGCAGACCACAAACCCCGCACGGTCGTATGTTTTTTGATTCAACCACACGGGCAAACGCCAAGTTGGACTCAACGTGACGCTGATGCTCAAGTAATTCATTTGATTTCATCATTTCCTCAAGCCACGGCCATGCTTTAGGATAGGTGTTATTCATTGTTCTGCTTCATACTCAATCGGCAACCCCTCACCCCGCATCTCAGCTTCCCATCGACGTTCAGCGTCCTCTACATCATGCCCAGCCTCAACCGCGCATCGCTTGTAAAACTCTAACTTTGCGTAGTCAATTTCAGTCGGCTCATGGGTATAGCCCTTGGGGTGGCCCTTGTTGGGTTCGACCTTCGCGGGCGGCTCAGTGTCAAGCGCATACCCGCCCTGCTTGGTGACGAACCGAGAAGTTAGTTGCAGGATGGTCCAATCCTTCGCGGCCCGTTCCGCGTCCAGCCGCTTCTCTGCATCGACAGCACGCCTGAGAGCGGTGGACAACTCCCGCTCCAATCGCTTGAGTTCACGAGAAGACAGCCACGGCATAGATAATTATGCTGCGCATCCACCTATCCGACGCAGGAAACCAGAAAGAGACGGATGCAGCGAACGCGCAGCAAGTCCTCACTCTGGGGGATAAGCTGCCCCACTGACTACGTTTTGGTCGGCGTAGGTCAGGTTCACAAGCTGAGCGCCAGTAGTCAAATTAAGTATCCGAGCATCGGACAACTCCGTTGAATACAACCCCAGCGTGATGCCAAGATTAATGCAATCCACCATCGGACGCTGATCGGCGTGCAGCAATGCACCTGCCGCCGTAACCGCGTTTTGCAACCCTTGGTTTGTGTTAGCGGCAGCGATTGTCGTGTTATTTAAGAACGCAGGTGCCGCATAAGCAGCAAGCGAACCTTTGCAAACGCCACCGATTTGTTGCGCCGATAGTTGTTGGGCATCTATGTGGAGGCCCGCAAGCTGTGCCATTGATTTTCTCCCTTGTTATGCGGCTGGGGCTGCTTTTTTAGCAACGGCTTCCGCTTCCTTGTCCTGTCGGCCCTTGATCCGAATTACTTCTTGCTCGAATCGAGCAATCGTAGAGTCACCGGGCGCGACCGAACCGCCCTTGTAAATCGCTTCAGCATGATAGACCAAGTCCCTGCGGTGGGATTCGAGGCTGTGTGCGAAATCAGCATCGCCGCCCTCAACATTGCGAACCTTATCCCATGCCTCAACCGCCGCGACCGCACAGCCGGGAATTGCACTGTGAGCCACGGAGACTTCAGCGGTGTGAGCGGGTACGTCAACGCTGACTACGGCGTGACCGTCCTTGTCGTCTACTTTGAGGGCCGATTTGCCCTTTGGTGATTCTTTTACGTTTGTCATGGTTTGATTTTCTCCGGTGATGGGTATCGAATTTTAGGTCGGCGCGACTTTTTCGCCTCACTCATCGCAATCGCTACCGCCTGCTTGTTAGCCTTGTCTGCGCCGAACTTTGCTGCCGTGTGGGCATAAGTGTTGCCCGTATGAAGTTCTTTGATATTAGAACTGATTGTGTTTTGCGATGAACCGGGTTTTAATGGCATCGATCACTCCCAACGTCGCACGCGCTCACCGTTACATCGAAAGCGCGGCTTGCTTAAAATCATCGAGATACGGGTCAGCGCCACTTCGTTTTGATCCGCACCATGTCTCACTGCGTATAATAACATCTCCGGTGTAGGGAGAGGCGTTAAGGTTGAATCTGACGCTTGCCACTTTTGACCTTCAATCATGGTTTCATCCTATCAGGTTTCGGAAACCGCATCTTTGGTCGCTTCGGTGTCTGCGACCCACTCACCTTCAACATCTGTCTTGCTGGTGATGGCAACAACTTCGCTGGACTATGCTCACCAATCGCCATTGCTTCATCGAGGGGCTGATTCATTTGGTGCTGCATGGGTTGCGGAAATCCACCGTGACCCGCCACGGGTTGACGTTTCAATGCGCCGATGTTGCTGAAATTAACCGCCATTGCGTTTCACGAAAGGCACGGCGGGAAGACCACGCACTAAGCTGTCAACCGCGTCGCTTAGGTTCTGTTGCAGCATTACAACGTCATCACTGTCCGACACCTGCTCGCTGAGATAAAACCGTTTCACCGCTGCGCGTAACACGGCATTTTCAAGACGCTGAACCTCGCTAGCTGCCGCTTCTATTTCCACCATCGAAGCAAATGTACGCGCAAATGGCGCGGGCGTCAATCTTCTTCTTGATCGTCGATGCCGATGGGGCGGTTGAACTCGTCAAACGTGACTAACTTTAGATTCGTTGCCCGACGTTTCGCTCTGGCCTGCTGGAAGTTATAAGCCATCTCCAATTCAGGGGTCAGACCGTGTTCGTAGGGCGAGCGTTTCAGTAATTCTTCGTAGCGGTAAGGTTCAGGGGTGGCGATAACGACTTCCTCGGCTTCGGTCAGTTGATCCGCTTGAACGCCAAAGGTCGCCATCAGCCCACGGGCGCTATCGACCCAATCGTCATCAATCTTCTTTGCTCCTGCGTTACGATGCGAGTATAGCGGCATCTCAAATCGCGCCCGCGCTAATCCACCTGAATCTCTCGCGCCTGTGACGCGGAGTTTTAAGTTACCATCAATGTACAACTCGCCCTGACCATTCTCCACTACGAAATAGATTCGCGGCTTACCCATGAGTGGTTGACCTGCCTGCGGGTGTCCCGCCGGATACCGACGAAACGGATGAGGCTTAGAGCGGTCAATTTCAAGTAAGTTTTGAATCTGTGGTACACCGCTACCCTTTGCCGCTTTCCATTTGTTAAAGAATAGTTGAAGGTCACTAGGCAGATCGATTATCAACGTGTTGCGCGCCGCTGATGCTTCATGTGACATTTTGGACTGTTCGATCTGGCTCTCAACGATCCGCATCTCAGATTGAAAGGCTTTAACCGCTGCCGACACCCTGCCGGGACTAACTAGCTCCGCTTCCATTGATGGATCGTAGGGAAACTTTGGCAGCACTACCTCACCGATAACGAAGTGAGAATCATCATGCGGACAAGTCTTATCGGGCCGGGTAATGAAACACACCGACGAGGGATGTTGTCTGGTAGTCCCCCAGTCAAATCCACGACCCTTGTGCCACCGAGCCGGAATAAAGAACCCATTCTCATCCTTCATCGGCACATGCGGAAACCCTGCGGCCATCTCACTGCGGGTGATGATGTGGTAAACCTCATCCCATTCACGGAAATCCTTGTCGTCACCAACCTTAGTGACATCTTGCTGGCATTCCCTTTCAAATAAATCTTTCCCAATCTGGTTTAGAATAGATTCGCAGTAAGGAATAGGTAGCGCGGGGTCGAATGGCTCTCCTGCTGTAATCACCCAACGCTTTCCACCGCTGGGCATGTCCACTTTTTCCGCATCGTACCATTTCATTAGCGGGTATGGCCCTTTAGGGTCATGGTCGATAAGCATGTCCGCTCGGTGATCCATAATTTGCGAAACAATAGAATCCCGATGAATTAAATTCTGGAAAACCACATTCAGCGTGTTCGCATAACCAGCAAGAAGAATTTCGGATTTAAGCAAGTCGAGATTCTTGGCAATGACATCAGGCGACTCACCAAGGCTATCAATGTCGTCAAACACAAGCAGGTCAAATCGCATGTCATCTTCAGACTTGAATCCACGATTTGAACCCTGCAAAGTAATTGGCACAATGGTCTGTCCTGCTTCGGTAACGAGACGATCCTGTGACCACGAGTTGAATGCATTGCGGTACTTTTGGACTCGGGGCTTTAGGTGGGGATAATCTTTAAGCAGCGCGGAATTTTCCAACTTGCGCCGAACGCCGTTAAAGTGCTGAGTAGCCTTAGCGTCTGTGCCGGAAATGTAGCCGATAGTTTGCCGACGCTTGCGAGCGAGAATGGATACCAGCCAAGTCTCCGCTGTAGTCGATTTTCCGGCCCCCCTTGGCTGACATTCTATGCGCGGGCGATAATAAACATCAGGCTGAATACCCCATCCCCAACTCCAGAAGTCGGATTGGTAACTAGTAAAGTCGCGGGTAAAGGGCTTTGGAAAATAATGCTTGACCCATGCTTGCCACCCCTCGGCCTCCAACGCCGCACCTTTGGACTGCGGGCCTGCTAACGCCAGTGCTTTGGCGACCGTTGCGGCTATGGTCAGGCCGGATAGTTTGCCGTTGGGCATCGGTTAGACCACGTCACCGCCTACACTGTTTCTCGGTATCGGTGAATCGTAAATGACAGGTTTTTTGGTTTGCTGACGATTGCGGAATTGGTTGCCAAAGTTGAAGGCTGATGCGCCGAGTTGTCCAGCATCGTTGCTCTCTTCAGGTGGCGGCTGCGAAGTAAACTGCGAGAAGGTCGGCGCGGGCATGGCAGTGGCGGTTTGCGGGTCGATGTAGGGAGCGAGTGATACGTCGGCTAGTGCGTTGCGTCGTGGTGGTGTCATTGTCGTCCCTCTATGGCGCTGCCGCTAGCACCGTCCGTGGCTGTCGTGGTTTCGCGGCCTTGCGTGGCTGAGTTCTGCGGTACGCATCGGCAACTTGCTCGGGAATCTTACGAATCGCCTCAGCCTTGTCCTTCTCGCTCATCTTATCATAAGCCGAGCTACTTACCAGTGCGTCTGTTTGTTGCTGGATGTTGTAATTCACGGTTCGTCGTCGTTGCTCGTATTCATCAGGCGTTTCGTCAGGTTGAATTATCACGCCCTTTACATTGACACCCAACCGCTTCATTTCATCGCTGCCTTTAGATGGTTGGTTATTGAATACAGGGCTGATATTGAACGGCACTTGCTGCCGCAATCCCGGCACGCCCATTTCCATTGCTTGAGTGAACCCTTTGGGCCTACGCCGCGCTATCTCTGTTTCCTCTTTGTCGGTAGCTTTTGCTAACTCCTGCATGATTTGCGGTTCGACCCTCGCGGCCAGCCATTTACCCATCTGCGTTGACATCGTTTCGCCGTTCTTTAGCGAACTCACAGCATCGACATACTCATTGAGAAATGGGACTTGTTGAGCGGTGCCCTTTGCGCCAGTCGCCAGCCCTGTGCGTACTCGTTGCCCCAAACTTTGATCTTTATTCTGTGCTACTTGACTCTGAATCTCACGTTTCAGTGTGGAGGTAAATTGCGCCAACTCATTCGGCGGACTATGTAGCGCCCAATGCGGGATCGTCACAGGGCCGACCTTCACATCACCGGGTTTCACTTCGTTCTTATCACCGGCACCGCCATAGTAGCCGCCTAGTGCCACTTTGCCTGCGCCTGCGCCGCTCAGTCCGCCTAACGCCATGTAAATTAGACCTACAGAACCGCGTTTCAATAACCGCATGGTCTTGTCTGCGGCCTCGGGACTGAGTTTGCCCATTAAGTCAGGGTTGCGACGTTCTAACTCTTTTGCCGCTTCAACTATCGTGGCGTCCATGTTATGCGTAGATGTCTCCGCTACCGCCCGTCGTAACCGCACTTCACTGGCAATGCCGCGAGCAATGCCACGGGGAAGTCCTAAACCATATTCACCGATAAGTTGACCAAAGAGATAATTTGACGGTACGCGCTCCACGGGTACGAATATACGGCTGACATCTTGCCCTTCCTTGCTTAACATTCGTCGCCCACCGCGAACCATTCTACTGAACGGGTTATCGCCCAGCATCATGATTTCTTCCGCGTGCTTTGCGGCAGCGTCGTCAATCCACTGCTTCACGTCAGGATCGTTAACGTCCATTCCCTGCTTTTCCGCCCATTGACGATTCTGTACTTTAGCGCGAGCGTTTTCACCCGATCCGAGAATGTTCTTTTCGGCCATGTGAACACGCCCCGGCACGGCAAGGACGGTTCCGGCTTTTGTAGGAATTTGAGGATAACGCTTCCCTGCTTCTAACGTGAGCGAGGTTTCGCCTGACATTAACGCACGAGGTATGTCTTTGACACCGCGACCAATCCCACGGGCAAATTCGGCTTCTGACTCGCCACTAATTCGCTGCCCATGACGCGGGGCCATTTCGGCGGTACGGGGAAACAATTTGCGCGCACCTTCACCTGCTACTTCGCCCATGTACTGTTGGGCGGCTGACTGGCCTAATGCCGATCCAATCTTACCAATGGTACGGGTTCCGGTGAGTAGGCCAGCGCGTACACCTGCCGCTGTGTAAGCCAGCCCTTTCTGAAACACATTCTTGTTCCGCCAATCAATCACATTGCCTAAATTATCAATCTGCGATTGCAGGATTTTCGCGTTACGTTTAGCAACGCGCACCTCGTCGGTTTCAGGCGTGACTTTCTGTTCAGGCTTAACGGCCCGCTGACCAGTCTTCTGCATGTCGGTCAATTCAGCCTGCATGTCACGGACTTTACCCGCCCATCGCTGGCCGCTGGCCTTCTGTACGTTCAAGGTCTTCCGTGCTTCGGCTTCGTATTCCGCCCAGCTACCCGTTGCGCCGTAGAAGGATGCTTTCGGCTGCGGAGCTTCACGAGCTTTGCGCGCCGCGTCGGCTCGCATGTCAGTGACGATCTGGCGAAGTGTGGCTCGTTCTTTTTCTGCGGCTCCGATTTCAGGCGACCACAGTGACCTTGCACCTTCACGAACCTCTGGCTTGACCTTACCTGATCGAATCGCTGCCTGATTCTCAGAGATAGACTTATTGAGTTCGGTTAGCCGCCGCTCAACTGCCTTCTGGTCAGCCGCAGGATCGCTAATCAGTGCCGCCGCTTTCTCTAGCCCCGCCTGCTCGGCTTTCAGTTGCCGCAGTTCGCTGTCAGGGATGACTTGTTGCCGCCCCTGAACCTCTTTCTTGCCGCTCGCTATCCATGACTTCAACTGCTCAATTCGATTGCGGGTGGTCTGTTTCGCCTTGTCCAGTGGAGTAGCCTGCTCGGTTTCAGGGTTATAAGGCTTCTCACCTAACTTCACCCCTTGCTCGCGCATAGCGTCTTGGAGTTCACGAAGGGCGCGGCGCTGATCTTCGGTGGGTTTATCACGTTGTTGGCCCCGGCGTAACGGCCTGATTCCTTTTTCCACGACATCAGCCTTGCCTGACGTGGAAGCGAGAATAGATTGAACTTCATTCAGTTTCTTTTCTACCGCGTCGGTAGTTGTTTTCTTGATTTGTCCATAGCCTGAAATAAGGTCACTAACTTCACGCTTTGAAAGATCAGAAACGTCCTTTAAGTGAGCATGGATAGAATCAACTATGTCCCCTGCTTTTGTAACGCCATCTTCGATGTAATTACGCGCCAAGTCTCGAACTACCCGCGCCATTTCCCCTGCCTTAGCGGGATCGAACTCGCCCTTCTCACTGTGAATAAATTCAGCAACGGATCGGGAGCCTGTAAGTTTGGCGAATTGCTGTTTTAGATCGGCGCGTTCAGTAGCTAACACCTCGCGGGTTCTCTGTCGCGCTTGGGAGCGCAACTTCATCTTGTATTCACGGACAAACTTATCGGTCTGAGCAAGCGACTGTTTCTCGCCTGCACCTTTTTCCAGATCGTCAATGCGTTTGTTGGCCTGCTCTAGTCGGGAAGTGAGATCGTCAACTTTCGTTTGAATGTCAGGTGGTAACTCGCGGCCTTTGTTCAACGCTTTTAGTTTAGCTGTAACCACCGCACGGGAATAGTCACGGTTGATTAACTCACGGCGAATTGCCAGCCCGCGACCTTGTTCACTACCAGCACGATAGACCGCTTCATCGTTCGCATCGGAAGCGGCGTCTAGCTGCTTCACTTTTTGATAAGCATCGGCAATTTTCTCTTCATTGCCTGACTTTTCCGCTGCGTCCAATTCGGCTGCTGCTAATTCCTTGCCGTTGCTAATCCGCATCCGGTCGTAAAGCAATGCCATTGATTCTTTGGTAGACAGCGGACGAGGTTCTTTCACGATGCTGGCTGCGAGTGAACGCGGATCAATATCGCCGTTCCGCACCGCCGCAACGCCTTGATCGAAACTCTCACCATGCGAGCGACGGGCTTTGACGAATTGCGGTAGACCTTGCAGTTCGCGTTCGGCTTCTACGACGGCGTGTTTAATCGACGTAGTATCAGGTAACGGCTCTGGTGTCTCTACCTTTGCAGTCGAAGGGATGCTTTTAGAGCCTCTAACTGACTCGGGCGCAATGTCAGTCCCCAACTCACTAACTGCCCTGCCTTCAATAGTCGGCCCTGCCTCACGTACCGCCCTGCCTTCCGTTTCAGGCGTGGCGGAACGCGATACCACACTGGGTACACGTTCGCTGTCAGTAACGGGCAATGATTCGTTTGTAGTCCCTGAAATTGGTTGCTGTTCTCCACTTGATATGTCAGTCCTTGCATTTGGTTCTCCTTTAGTTTGCGCTTCTACTCCACCTAGAGGCGGTGCGATCTTTCCCGCTTTTATTAATTCTTTATATGCGGATTCGGGATGTCTGCCAGATTCCCCCACCAGTGTTATGTTAGACGGATCAATTCTACCTTCTATATTTGCATCCTCGGCAGCGAGAGCATGGGCCGGTGATTTGACTCCGAGCGCAGATTGCTCAGGCGAAACTTTAAGATCGCCTTTCTTGATGCGAATCGCTAAAATTTGCCGACCATAGCCGGACGCCCCGTCAGGTGTAGCGGCAACGGTGACGCCCCTCGCCAATCCACGACCGGGCGCAAACTCTGCGTATTCGCCTCTATCGTATCGTTCACGAGCCAAATTAGACGGCTTCGCAGATGTATCTATACCTTCTTTTGCAAACTTTCCAGCCGTGGCTTTATCGGTCGCGTGGAAGACGTACATTGGAGTATCGTCCGGCAATTTATCAAGACGTTGCCCTGCCTCATATACACCCTCAGTTCCGCGCTTATGCGTCTTGTAAAACTCATCTTCCGTTATGGACTCAGGTCTACCTACTTCACTCTGAGGCGAGGGAGCGGCGACTGATTCATACACGGGAATAGTCTCGCGGTTTAGGATTTGCGCGGCGCGAATTCGATGACTGCCTTCTATTCCACCGGGGCCGATTACGATGGGTTGAAAGCGACCAGACTCTTTAATGTCATTGGCTAGTTCTTGCGAATCCGATTCAAAGCCGGGTTTCGCTGCGGTGCGGGCATCGGGAGTCAATTCAGAAATAGGCACATCACGCAGCCGCCAACGCACATCTGTACGGTTAGCGATGTATTTTCCTTTAAAGTTTTGCAGCGACTCTAAAGCGTCTTGTTTAATCTCAAAAGGAAGTTCATCGGTTCCGAGAGTGCTAGAAACTTCCTTCTTAACGCGCCAATCCTTTTGTCCTACAAGATCGATACCTCTCTGCACGTCTTCAGGCGTGGAAGCCGTCACGGGCGCGGCTCCGGCCATCGGTGGTTCTACTTGCGGACTACTAGCAGGTTCATTCGGAGGTAGACTTGTCTCCGTTTGTGGCGTTACTGACTGAGAGACTCTGCGGTCTATTACTTTGAACGGTGCGTTCTCGGCTGCTTGTGCAGCTTCGTCAGCGACTCGGCTATCTATCGGCTGAGGCTTAGCGCGAACAGGTACGGCAATCTGATTCCCCGCTCCTGTGCCCTTAGGTCGCTGGATAATATGTTCTGTGCCGTCTTCTGCAAGTACGCGAACCTTTCCCTTCCCTGCTCCAGACTGATCGGCTGATTCCGTGACTAATCCAAAGTCTCGGTGTTGCCAACGGTTTAACGTACTACTTGATTCAGAGCGATCAATGCGTAATGGTTCGGCTTGGGCCGTTCCCGCTACGATAGGATTCTCAGGCTGAGGTAATATGGATAATCGACCCTGAGCACCTGCAAGTCTTACGGCGTTCTCTGTGCCTTCTGGCGCGGTCTGAGGTACTTCTGTAGGCTGTGCGCCTTGAAGGTTCGCTCTAACGCGTTCGGCGCGAGCATCTGCAATCACAGGAGCAATGCTCGCCTCGGGCGGCACAACCTCTGGCGGACGTGCTCTCGTGCCTTCTGCAACCAGTCCCGGCCCTGCAACCATGCCTGCATTAATTGCACCAGATTTAAGGGCCTCGCTTACTGGTTTACCTGTCGCTAGATCTACGCCAGCGGTCGCCGCACCTACCTTACCCGCATGGGCCAACGTCCCGCGCACGCCGGGAGATGATTCAGGAATCTCAAACGCCGCGCCTTGCAATGCACCCTCAGTGACGGCAGGCACCACGGGACGGCCCATGCCCTTAGCACGTAGTCCACCGCCAGCGGCGAAGGTAGCAATCGGCGGTACGCCAATCGACATCAATAACAGTTCCGGCGCGGAACCTGCAAAGCCTCCGAGAATATCTTGAGCCAGCTTCGATGCTTGGCCGCGATCCTTACTTTCCTCTTGTGCGGCCTGTGCGGCTGCGACGGCGCGGATTCGTAACGCATTGGCTGTCTCTTTGGCTCCAACGGTGTTTGCGCCGCCCGCCATGAACTCCGCGAGACTAGCAGCACCCTTTCCTTGTAATTCAGTCAACCACTTGGTCATGCTAGAGTCTTGAATCTGTTTACGATACTGCGCGACCTGATTATCAATCTCGGCTTTGTTCGCTTGTTCCCATGCGGCCTGACTTGCGGCTTGCTGTTCGGCAGACTTTTCGTTAGCGACTCGTTCGAGTACGGCTTCGTTCTCAGTGCGGCGTAGTGCGGTAGTTTTGGATTCCTCGGCTCCCGGTTCCAACCCGAGATGCTTTTCTAACGGAGTCTGTTGTGCTGAAACTTGCTGTTGAGCACGGATGATTCGAGATGTTTCAGGATCATCAATTTGCCGTAGTCCGCCAACGCCATTCGGTTGAGGCTGGCCCATGCCACTAACCGGAGCCGTGGGCGTTAATCCTTGCCCGATGGTTCCGCCGCCTCCCCATCCTTGTTGCGCACGACGGCGCATAGGAACAACTGTACCTTGCGCACGGGCCATGCCTGCACCCCTGCCGCGAGCCTCAGCCAGCACAGCGGTCTGCGCTCGATCCATTGCCGCACCCTTAGCTTGTACGTCTTCCTCTGCGGCAGCAATCGGGTCTTTGTTTACCAGCCCACCGCTTAAAATGTCAGGCTGTTGCGTTGCGGGTTGCTGAGGTTTTACTACCAGCCCACCGCTGAGTATCGGGTCTTGTCTTGACTGTGCCGCACCCGTGGCTTTAACGTACTGCGCGGCGGTCATGTTGCCGTCAGAAATGTTTGGTATGCGACCTGTACGCTCATAGGTTTGCTTAGCTCGTGGGCCACCAAAATAATATAACCGTCGCGCTACTGGATCGTCACCACCTTCCGCAAAGTACCGCAATCCTGCCTCAATATTCTCATCGGGATTCCTAAGATTGTACCGCCGCCCTCCAACAGTCCGAGTCGTGCCACCCCGAACATCCGGCATCACCTGACCAAATCCTTGTGCGCCCTTAGAACTATCCCGTACGTTGACGTTATGACCAGACTCGACTTGAGTAGTTTTAAGGTAATCTTCGGCAACGTCGGGAGCGATATTCGATTGCGTCGCAATGCGCCTTACGCGATCCGCAGGATCAGCGGAGCGAGGCACTAAGCCGCCAGAGAGGATGTCGTTAGGATCGTCAGGCATAGCGTCAACATCGGAACGGTTCTCGAATTTCACAAAATGCCTTATCACGCGCTCGGGAAAGAATACTAGCCGTCACGTCCAGCTTGGCTAACTCCTGACACGCACCGCCAGTTTCGCAATCATCATGTTGCATTGCGTACTCTTTACAGAAATCAATCGAGTCCCAGTTCTCGTCATCCAATACGACATGCCAACAGCAACCCGCCGCATGGTTAATATAAATCTGCTTGATTAGCTCTTTCGCTTTGGGCGAAATGTTAACGCGCTTAGGTACTGACATCAGGGGATCACTTGGTAACGAGCCGCTTGCGCCGCTGCGATGGCCTTCGGTAAGTCGGCCTCTTGTCCTCTATGCGCGGCTAGCCATGCGGACTTTGAGAATTGGTGAGTAGACGGTGACGGAATAGACATCGCCGCTCCCCGTGTCGGCTTCTTATTCGCCTCTCGATTCTGCTTGTCGCGTTCAGCGAAGGCTTTGTCGGCTTCACTCTTTTCGTACTCCGCATCCTTACGGGCTTGCGTGATGGCGGCTTCTAACGAGATACGACGAGGGTCGTCAGGCGATACAGCGCCCAAACCTTTAAGTTCAGATGTATATTGATTGACTTCATTTAACCGTTGACCATATTTCTGTGAATGATCATTGCCGCTACGTTCAGCGTCTTGTGCAGCCTGTTTAGCCGATTCCTTTGCGGCATCGTCTTCCTCAATCTTACCCGTGCGAGTGGACTCCGTGGCAATCAACGGCTTATCACCACGCTTCTGATCCTCGTACTCTTTGCCGTTCCAGATGGTACGGATGGCGGTGCCAGCGGGGATGCCGTCGTATTCGCCGTCAGCGACGATGCGGGTGGATTCATGGGGCGTGGCGCTCTTGCCTGTCGCGCTCTCACTGGCTCGGTGATGCCGTTCAGTCTCGGTGATTTCCTTTAACTTGTCGGCTGCGGCCTGCTTAATCCTCTGGTCTTCCAGCCTCACCCTCGCTGCTTCTATCGCTGGCCGCGCCTGTTCACCTGCTACCTTAGCTTGTTCGCCTTCAATGCCGAGTTGCTGGCCGAGTAGGGCGGTGTGGCGCTGTAGGGCATCGTTGGCAATTTGACGGTCTATGGCAACGGGTTTGACGCCGCCGACAATCGCCCCACCACCAGCGGCTCCAATTAACTCTGCGACTGAGGCGTTGGGATGTGTCTTGGAATACTCGTTGATATTCACCAATGCACCCTTGCCAATCGACTTCAACGTATCCATGAACCCGTGGTGCATTTTAGGGGGCAGGATTTCACCGCTGGATGTCACCTTGGATGATGGGTAGTCACGTACGGCATCACGTTCGGCATCTAGCACGGTGGCTGAGCGGTCGCTGCCAGTTAGACCGCGTGTGTCCGTGCCAATGCGGACTTTAATCGGTGGCGTTTGATAAGACGCGGGGTTCACCGGCCCACCTGCGGACGTGGGATTGGATTCAGGAATGGCTGGTAATGTGCCACGAGGATGCTGACCAGCGGGTGTGGAGTTGTCAGCCAGTGGCACATCGCCCTGCGGCTTCATTAACCCGGTTAATCCATTCGCCCCGTACGCCACTCGTGCAGGCGGCGGCGCAAGCTCGTCTACCGCCACACGTTTCGCCGCAGAGAAGTCATCCGGCAACTTACCCTGTGGCGCGGATGCGGCCATGAGGGCGAGTAAACGCTTGCGAGCGGCATCGTCGGTGGATAGGCCATCGAATAACGGCATGGGCGCATGGTAGCACTAGGCGGGGGATTTGGGAATAGAAGATTGCTCGGCCTTCTCTCTAGCAGATATAAGAGCCGACACAGCCCGATACAGTAATTCTGTTTTATTCTCGCAATCATCATCAACCGCCGCCCATGTTTCAGGCGTCATGCCCGCCGTGTTGGCTTTAAGCCATTGTATCGCCGCCTCAACAACCTTTCGCTCCGCATTAGCAACCGTTAAATCAAGCGCTATGGGCGCAAACTTATCCGTTCGCATTCCCTGACGAGGTTTGGATGTGGAGATTTCGTGGTTGATGCCGAGTGGGGCGACATTGTCATCGTCTATCGTTGGAATACACATTGGCTTGCCGTCAACCATTCGGACATCTCTTGCCGCTCCCGCCCGCAAATGTCGCGCATACCTCTCGGGGATTTCGGGGTAGGGGTCGGCGGCGTCGGACTTGTGAGACGTGCTCCGACTTAGATTGATGTTCTTGAATACGGCGCTCTTGTCCACCGATCCACCAACTCCCACATAATGCCCATCGTGCCCTGATGCCCTCAATCCCCACGATCTTACCAACTCTCTCCGCTCCAAATACCTTTGATACGCCGCCCACTTGCGATTCACCTTACGGGCGAAGTACGCGGCAGCTCGCGCTTGCAGCCAATGATTGCTAATCCACCCACACCACCATGACGATGCGCCGATTTCGTAGTCGAGGAGTTCGGGTTTGGTCATGGCTTCCTCCCCGCAATAGCAGCCGCGCACTGTTTCTTAATCTCACCGCTCAGCCAGATATGCTCGCTGAATAGAAGCAGAAAGATGGCAATAGGAATCCACCAACCAAACTTCCACGCGAGAATGCCGATGCCTGCCGACCCTGAGAGGAGTTGAATCATTGCAAACTTAAAACTCACTTTTACTCCTTCCCTGCGGTGGGGTTGGTTGGGTCGGTGGACACATCCCGCAATAATCCCGCTACTTGTTTATTCAGCCGCGCTAATTCTTCTCGCTGACGATGTATGATATCAACTAGCGTTTGATATTCTTGATGCTGCTTCCGAAAATATCGCTGATTTTCAGCGAACTTATAAGCGGCGTGGCGCAAGTAGTAGCCCAAATCCGGGTAGTTAGGACATCCGGGTTCAATCGCTGCCTTCAGGAGACGAACCTGATCATGCAATGACAATTCTGATTCACCGTCCCAATTTACCTTAGAGTGAGCATAGAATAACCGAATCCAATACTCACGATCCGTTCGTAGTTGCTGAACGCTTGGCAGGCAATCAGCATCTTCGCTCAGAACACCCGCTGTGTCGTATCTGATTTCTAAGGTCATTTCTCCCCTCGTCGGTCGGAAGGTGACGAACCAAGCAATCGTCTTATATCGCTAGCCGCATCACGTAACTCGTCAAACTGCGAGTGTTCGATAAAGGCTATTGAATTATCGTCCGACTGTCCCGCAGAGGCTAAACTCTCCGCTGCTTCAAGCAGTCTTAATTGCGCTTGTCCTAATTCTGTTTGTTCAGGCATAATTTTCTTCTCCCTTCCTCACGGCTGGCAAGGTGGTGGCGGATGGTTGGCCTCCGGTTTCAGCCCTAACACGCGAGGAGATTCACGTCGCGCAGCGCGTTCAAACCACGAAGCAATAGCCGCCGCATTTCGATCTTCGGGATCGTAGATGCAACGAAAGTGTCGAAGCATCTCAGGCGGCAATGCTTCCATGTGTTGCGGCAATCGCCCCGACTGCGAACACGTCCAAAGTTCAAACGCGGTCAAGTCCGGCAACGGATCAAAGCTGAAATAAATTGTGTTCACTTTGTCACTCCACCCCTCCCTTCCGCGTGCTCGTCGTCTCTGGTTTCAGCTCGTCGTAAAACTCAAACTCGATACTCTGCACTTGCGCGGAACCGCCCACAGACGCAATCTTGGTCGTTGAACGAAATTGCCGCTCTCTAAGATCGTACTTGAGCGACAACGCTCTAGCGAGAAGTTGCAGGGCTTCGTCGTACGTTATGGTGATTTTCATTCCTCTCCCTTCCGCTGGTGCGGCGGCGGCCCACCCTGCTCCATTGCCGCATCCGTGTAATCCGCAGTTTCCAGCACCATCAGGCTTGCGCCACCTTCTAGTTCAGCCAACCGTTTCACGTAAACTTTAAGCAACGCCTCTTTGTTCGGATGGGTCAAATACACCGCATCCCAAAGCGCCTGAACTTCGCGCTGTAGCCGCAACGCACTTAGCCCGATATGCGCATAAACGGTAGTTGGCACTTGTACGGTTTCGTTATCGTTCATATCCCCACTCCCCGTCTACTCCCTCACTCGTGATGTGGCTCAATCTCCGAAGTAGGCAATGCTCGTTTAATATCCCAAGCCAACGAATGCTCGGCGTTCTCAATCCAGCCCTTCCCGCATTCAAACCCTCGCATGAATTCGGGATCGTCACTGTCGAATGGCATTAGCAGTTCATTCATGTTTAACCCTGCCCACCTTTCCGCCGCGACTCAACCGCCGTCTGCTGCCGTAGGGGAGGTGGGTGGTCTTAGCGTCGCATTATGCAGTTCGCAAATCTCTTCCGCATGTTTCAACCATTCTTCAAACTTCGCGTTGTCGAGTTCGGGGTACGGATACCGAGCGATGTACATCTTTTCGTCGGCCCATCCCGTCTTAATCGTGTAGCCATCCATACTGACGCGCCACTTGCACGGATCGTCTATGAAGTTTGCGCCGCTTGTCATTTGCTTACCATCCAAAATGCCGTCCGATTAGTTTTTCAACGGCCCAATTCGCCCACCAAGCACCGATAGCGATACCCGCAACCAGACCGCCGACAAAAGCAGCAATTAGCCAAATCATGATTGATGAAACTTTCCGACTTTAGATAATTCCTCAAGCATGGATTCGCTGATGTTGTAACGCTTAATAAACTCGTTGCGCTTATGCAGGATCGCCGCAAAGTCCGCGTCGATTTCACCCCGCAAAAGCAGCAACGCATCGACCGCTCGTGCCACTTTGGTAAAGTCGTAAGGCTTTCCGCTGTATTGCCCTTTGCGCCAATTTACCGCCTCTGCGATCACATCTTGCTCTGCGCGATGCGGCCTACATAAATCAGCCGGATTGTCAGCGTCTAGGTCGGTTCCGCATTGCTGGCACTTCCACGCGCTCATGAATTCGTCCTCATGAACGTAAGGCAGCCAAGACCGAACGACACCGAACCCGCAGTACGATTATCAAAACGAACGCCCCACTTGAAGCCACCGTGACGCCAAAGGCTAAAACGCCAGCGTCCGATCTTAAATCGTTTTGGCGTTCGCATCGGCGGCGCGAGAGGCGAGCACTTGTGATCCTCTTTAATCGCGCCGCACTTGCCACACGCATAAGTCGCCGCTTTGTACTCTTGAATCGCACGGTAAGCATCAGAAATTGCGACATGCAGCTTATCGTCAAGGCCGTGTTCTTCGGCGGCTTCAACTAAATCCTCAAGCGCCTCACACAGAGACTTGCAATGCTTCATCGACTTCTCGAACATTAGCATCAGAACTCGATCTGATTCTGTTGGCATATTCTCTCCCTCAGATGCGCGTGTAACCTTCCTCAAACGCCTTCGCAGGCGAGTAGGACTTGTAGCCGTCTTTGTAGACCACGTAGTAACCGCCTGCTTGCGGGTTATGTTTCCGCATGTAACCGTCGCTTACTCCAAACGGCGCAAACCCTTCGTCGTCAGGCGTGATGATAGCCGCATCAAACACCGGACTCTCTTGTTGGCTATCAAGAATCTGTTGCAACTGTTCCACGGTCGGCACACAGCGTTCAATGGATTTGATTTTCAGTGCCCAGACTTCTTTATGGCACAAGTAACGTGGCATCTCACGAACGACGCCCGTTGAGGCTGCCGCTTGCGCTGCGTCCTGAGCCATAAACCGCCGTTGAAATTCAGCCATGCGATCCTGAACACTGATTTCTTTGAAGTAGTCAGCTTCCTCTTTCGTCAAGCCAACATCCCCCGGCCTTAACGGTCCTTCGTAAATCTCACCACTCATCGGACTTCCCATTATCGTTTTCCTTTCTTGTTGCCATTCCGCAACGCCCGCTCAAACTCCTCCACTAACTCGTAATTCCAGTCCCTCCGCCCCGCCTCAAGGTCGCTGAGGTAGGAGGCCGTGACGCCCATACGTTCAGCCACGACCTTCTGGGCCACAGGGATGGCCTTACGAGCAGAGGCCAGCGATTCACCTGTGGGTAGACCGCCCGTGCCGCCACAGCGGGGGCAGGTGTTAAACTTATAGCCATTATCGCTCATAGATTTCTCCACCAACATACAACACGACTCCAAACTTTACGCCAAGGAGGTGCAGGTAACGCAGTGGCAAGGCGATCAAAACTTGGTGGTGGCTTCCAACCGTCAGGCGTGATTATCCAAGCCGACGTTGCCTCGGGTGGTTTCGCTGGTATCCACGTGCCATTGCCAAGCATTATCGGTGGATCGTAATTAGCCGTCTTGATAAAGAGTTTCTGGCGCTCTTGAAATCGCATCCCCGGCGCGAAGTAGGCGCGATCATCGTCTGCCGTGTCAGGGTTTTCGCCCTTCATCCACGCCATCAGAAACTTGTAATTCTTGAGACAACGAGGACAGAACAACAAACCGCCCTCGTCTACTAGCGACTCATTCGGTTTGAGACAGGTTCGGCAAACGTCTTCGGTTGATGCTGGTTCACTCATGGCTTAACCTTTGCTTTGGCGTTACAGTCAGGGCAATGCTGATTCCTTGCGTCCCGGTGGAACTGACAGCCGCCCTTTACCTCGCCGGAACAGTAACACCCACAAGGGCCGCGATTCCCGTACTGCTTGGTCACAGTGGCGCGACAAGTTCCATTAGTGTCGAGATTCAAGTCGTGCTCGCAGTCAGGGCAGACGGCGACGGGCTCGTTGGGCCACTCTCGATTCTCCACAGCGTTCTGGTTAGCTGTTACCACGGCCAATGCCTCCATGCAAGCCTTATTCCGACACAGTACATAGCCGGAAACCAACCAAAGAACCAGACCAGCAACGACGGCCAATACCATCGGGTTAAAACTGTGTATTTCAGCAGAATCGGCATTGGCGCTACCGCTACAATTGCCGTGGTTAGAACAGTCAGTATGAACATCACGAATTAACTTATCATAGAATTTGTGAAATTGCAAGGGTAGGGATGGCAGGTTATTTCTTGGCCGACCGTGACGTTATATTCACCGTCGCGCTGGTCTTCCCGTTGCGCCTCTCAACCTTGATCGTCCCCTGCAACGGCTTCTGTGGCGGGTTGGACTTCCATAACAGGGGCGTGATGTCGGTTGATTCGCTAGCCAGCAACTTCTTGGGTGGCTTCCGGTCGCGTTCAGGAATGTTTGCCGACCTGTCCATATGATCACGCATGACTTCCTGCGAGGCATCCATTCGTCGCTGAAGGTCGGCCACGTCGGCCAGCCCTTTACCAAACACCCCTCCCGCGCTCAGGATATGTCGCAGCGCCTTGTTGTAGGAGCCGTGAACCTCACGGGCGGCATTGAAAGCCTTCCACGTTTCCTCGTCCAGTACGATGCCTTTGGAGATGTATTTCAAAGTTCCCTCTCTAGTCGTACAACCAACATGATTGCGGCAGATGCTATAACGAGCAGCAGCCAGAACGCTAACATCTCTCGACCAGTCGGATTGGCAACGCGACTTCCAAAATTCAGAGCCACGCCCGCCATGAATATCGCTAGCGTAACAAGTACGGTTTGAAGTAGAAATTTCATTGGATACATCTCACGGGAACGTCGTAGATGAGGCCGAGTTCCTCAAGCGACGAATCGAATAACCAGAGTTCGGCAGGGTAGGCTTTCTCGGCGCGATAACCATTCTCCGTTTCCACTACGCGGCCCCAGAGGGAGACTTGGCCGAGGACTTTAATTTCGCCGTAGGACGTTCCAATGGCAGCAACCAAGCCGTCCAATTCCTTGAACGCCCAAACGCCGCATTGACATTCCATCGCGGGCGCGGGGTGAGCAGCGGAGCGAGAGTCACACTTGGCATTCACCTGAGCTTTTGGTTCCCATATGTGCTCAGTGCCAAGCGCCTTGAGCCGATAGCCGCCATTGTTGACCACGCGCCACGCTCGCCATGCGGTGATAACTTCCATCAAGTCGGGCATTCGCTCGGCAACTTTGTAGGGTTCCGCTTTCTTAAGAGATTCAAGTTTAGCGGCATCCACGGCGGGCGTCTTCACGATAGGCTCGCCCCATACATTTGCAACCCATGAGGGCATCGTAGGCGGCACCGCAGGAGCAGCGAACCAGTTAGACGATAACTGACGGTTTCTCAGTTCGTACATTTCCCGCTCGTATCGCTCCCGTTCGTACCGTTCACGCTCTTCTCGCTGTCGCTGCTCTTGCATGAACAGCAACGCCTCCCTGAACTCTTGCTCCTGATTCGCCGTCTTTGGATTTGCCATCACATTGTCCCTGTAATCCGGGAAGGCTATCTTAGCCAACCCACGCTTCATCGACGCCTGATCGCGTTCGCGCATCTCACGCACTTTCACCATTTCAGGTGTCTCAAATCGTTGCCGCTTCGCCATCACACCTCCACAGGCTCCTCAATGGTATTCGGCCACTCCATCGGCTTCTCCGCTGGCTGCTCGCTTGGTTGTCGCAACGGCTCCGGTAGCTCCAGAGGCTCACAAATAATTACCTTGACAGGTTTACCGATTTCCATGTTCTTTGTCCTCCACCCTCATCCTACACCATGCACCCTGCATTGTGTCAAGGACTTTCCTGGATTATTTTGGGTGGTTCGTTGGTGAGGCATTATTCGCACGGTACCTATCTGCTATGCCCCCGCCGTCAATCGCGGGTCTACCCGGTCGCTGTGACGGCTGCGACGCCCCCCCCTACTCACAATTATTTATGGTGGTGATGCGCTCCAATAAGGACCGTCCCCCGCGCTTTAGTGGGCACCTGTAAAGCACCTACGCCAGCGCGAAAGGGCACGCCACCTGCCTCACCGGGCAGGTATCTAGCAATGAGGGCGGGGAGAGGGGTCACTATTCACGCGGCAGACCAAACAACGGGGCCATCTGTGCCACCGTCATGCGCTTCTTATAGATAGGTAGGATGCGTTGGTCAGCCTGTGCGGTCAGTTGAGCCAGCGCCAGCCACACATACGCTGCTGGCTCACGCTTGCCACACTCCCAGTCGCTCACCGTCTGCTTGCGTCTCAGGCCCAGTGCAAGGGCGAGTTGGCGTTGAGAGAGGTTGAGGGCGAGGCGGGCGGACTTGACGCGAGTTGCTGATGTCGTATCAAGCTCGCACTTGCAACTACACAGAGCGCGTTGATTGCTATCTGGCTGATTAGCAACGTAAGGTCTACCATGCAGACACCATCCGTTAGCGTCAACGCCATCGGCATGGTTGCATTTTACGCAACTCATTGGCTCTTTCCTCGCTTCGGAATTGAGAGGACTACGGTTACTTTAGTGCCTGCTTTTAACCCGGCGACGCGACCATCCGGCACGATATCCACGCTAACTCGCCAAATCTTAAGCTCGCCGCTATGCTGATCGTAAATCGGCTCAACGTACCGCTCAAACGTCAACGGAAGTTTATGCTTACGGTTATATCCCATACTCCCGAACGAGCGAACTAATCCGAGACTCTTGTGTTCCCGGCTGAAATGCTAACGGATGCTCGATTTCAACCAGCCAGCGGTCAATTAAGTCTCGCTGCGCCTTGTTCATGCGAAAGTAAGCATCGGAAACAAACCGACCATTCTCGTACTTGGCGAGATAGAGACAGTCTGCCAGCACTTGCGGCATGGTTGACCGCGCAACGTAGTCATCGGTGTAAATCTCTTCAATTGGCCGTAAGTCTGTACACATAGCTTCGTGCCCTTCCATTGGCTGCGAATTGGTTAAATCTCACCCATCCTACACCCGTACCGCAGAGCGTGTCAATGGCAGGATTCTGCCTATTACGCTTGACAACCAATTACCTCTACCTATATCGTAGACCTATGGCTAAACCTAAAGCTAAACCGCAACCTACACCTAGCCCTACACCTAAATACCAATCCTATACCTACAGCCTACACGTAGAGGTCGCGGCCAAGCTCGCCGCACTCGCACGGCAACACGGCAGTGTCAACAAGGCTCTGAGGGTTGTCCTAAAGGTAAAGGGTTAGGTAGAGGGCTAGGTACTACTGATTCCCACCATCAATCGGCGCGGCCTCAGGGTGGGTGAGACTATCCCGTATACTTTGCTGGAATTGCTCCGGCCAAGCAGCGATGTCGGCGTATGCGGGTATCTTGCTGAGCGCTGGGTAGAGTTGCACTGCGGTTTGTGATTCGGTGAGGTTGTCGGCAATAGATGCGTCTTGGATTAGTTTCACCAATGATTGAGCTGTAGCATCGCGTTCGGTGGTGTCGGTAGACTCTACCCGATCCACAAACAGTTTGTTGGCTTTTCCTGAGAGTTCTAACGCTTTTAACTTTCCTGCTTCGCTTACTTTCTCACAGGGAGCGCGAGCCATTGTGGACAGCTCTTCGAGTATTTCATCGGCTGAGATTTTTGCGGACATAACGTGCTTCTCGATTAAACGGATACAATTAACATTAGATAACAGCCTGTGAGCGATAACATTCGCGCTCTTGCGTTTATCTGTCCAGCCTAAGTTTAGAACCGCCTGAGTGCCGTTAAAGCCCACAGAAACGTATTCTGGGGCGAACTGGCGATAACGCTTTGATGCTGGTCGGCCATTCATTCACGCCATAACTTAGCACTGAATCGCTGAAATTGGAATAGTAGCAATTCCCTGCCAGTGAAAATAGGCAGTTTTCTGCTATACAGAAATACAGGATCATGCCTTGCAAATGTCTAGACACGTGTCTATACTCTGCTCATGTTTGACCAGATGCTTAAAGCGGCGCGACTTAACTTAGGACTATCGCAAGAGGAATTGGCGCATAAGCTAAAAGTGAGCGCGCGAACTGTTTCCAGATGGGAATGTGGAGATGTGAAACCGTCAGCCCCGGCTATCGCGATATTCGCGGTTTATCTCAATCGAGCGCCGCAAGGTTACATGGTAGCGTTTCCAGCTTCGATTGCTCGTGAGTATAAGCGATTAAGCATAAAAGCTGGCGGAAAGATTAACAATGATGTCAAGCACGAACGATTGCCGCGTCCGAATACTTTAGGTTGTAGCGATTGTAGCAACACAGCGCGAATTTACGATCATCGAGACTATTTGGCACCGTTAGACATAGAACCTGTTTGTGACGGCTGCAATTCACATCGAGGCATGGCAATTAATACTCTTCTCGCGCATGAAGATTATTGGCAGTCGTTTGATTGGAATGAGCCACCAGCGCAAGAGCGGCATCCGCAATGGAAAGGTCAGACAGATGCGGTGAGGAACTATCGGAAGGATGGCAGTAAGTAACTGCCTTGTTAGTCAAGTCACTGGTCTGGAGGGCAATAATGGAAACACCAATTAGCGAAACGCTTGAAGCAATGATTGACAAGCACGGCTTGTTACACGTGCTCACGGCTTTAGAGCTAATCTGTGGCGAGAAGGCTGAACATATCAAAGTCAACTGGCAAGACAAGGTTACTGCAAAGCCGTGGGAAAGAGCATCGAATGCGCTTTATACGGCGGTCAGGAAAATTGACGATTTAGGGGTATAGCAATCACGTCTTATTCCGGTTATCAACGGCCAGATGGGAGAGGGAGAGACGATGGCGAAACTTACCAAACGAATGCAATCTGACCTCGCTGGTAAAGAGGCAGGGATACATCAAGCGCGGCGCGCTTACGAACTGGCGCAAACTGGATTAGACATTGACGATCCTGATTATTACCGAAAACTTCACAACAAGGAAGGATTGATTATGGCAGGGCAGCAAACATCATATGAGCGCGGTTTTTATGACGGGTCGCGCGGCCTTACCGCTGCGTATTATCCCCAGCAAGAGGGAAATCCTCATGACGAATACCAACGTGGATTCCGAGAGGGTTCCCGCGAACGTAACAAGTTGAATAGCCGCCCGATTAATACAGCACTCAAACCTTCGTTTGAAATTGGCTGTGCCGCTCACGGCTTTAAGTTCCGCGAAGGTTGTGACGCTTGCGGCGCTGAATACCTTGACAGCCAGCTTGGCGAGTTTTGACCAAAAGGCTATTCAGACGATGACGCGTAACCATCCACCATCCACGGCTACGAAACGGCAGGGAGAGAAATCAATCATGGAATTACCAAGTTGGATGTATACACAGATTATCACTGATTCAAGTGTCAAGGCCGTGTGGTGCTTTTGCGGTGCACCGGCGCTTAGTTACTGCAATGGATCGCAATTCGTCTGCGATGGTGGCGGCCACTTTGGAATGCCAATGGTGACGCTCAAGCCGCGACCGGGAGCGCAGAGATTCGTGGAGGCTGCGTGTGCGTCGGCTTTGGCTAAGGCGCGTGGCGACTCGCTGAGAAAGAAACCAAGACGGCGACGGGTGCGACCATGATCGAAGCTGCCATGTTCACGATATTTCTCTACAACGTGGCGGTGAGGTTGAGGCGGTATCATGGGGAGCTATTTCAATCGAGGTAACTATGACCAAGTACAGCAAACCCAAGTGTCCCAAGTGCGGTGAGGAGCAAACTTTACGTCACCGTCTCTATTCAATCTGGCATGAGTGCAAAAAGTGTCGGCATTCATTTCAGGCTAATTGCTCGCCGCATAAGCATGGCGGTTGGCTGAGGTAGGCGGCATAAGGAAGGGGGCGACAGCCATGAGTAACGATTTAGACCGTGAATCACGTACCGAGTTAATGGCGGACGTGGACGTGGCGATGGAGTTGACTGGCGGACATGACAGCGACATCTGTACGCAAGGGACAGACGGTCGGCCATGCTGGATGTGTGAATGGGCCAATAGTGCGGAACGACGGCAAGCGCTGAAACAGTTAGCCGAGGCGGGTGTGTTCAGTGCGCGACCTTCCACTATGTCCATCCACGACCTTGCGGCGATCCGTCGCGCTATCCTGACGGTGATTGATCGTGGAGCGTGCGTGATGAACAGAGACGACACCGACATGCTCGCCGCTGCACTGGCCTGTGGGTTGTTTGTGGCCGTGGCTGCGCTGGTGTGGTGGCTGGCGGGATGATAATCGCGCTTGACACTGCCTGCTAAGTAGCCCTACAATAGGCGTCTAAACGCGTCCTAACGCGTACAAGACGGGAGGGTTCACCATTGCCACGCAAGCGGGTAGAGTTGAAACAACGGGAGTGCAAGAATAAGGGATGCTCGGAGCGGTTCAAGCCGACGCGTCCACATCAGGAGTATTGCTGTACGTCATGCCGGAGAGAGGCATGGTTTGAGCGAACTTACGTTAAGCGGAAAAGGTGACAAGTCATGACAAAGCCAAGATTCGATGTGGGTGATACGGTTTGGTACGTGCAAAGTGGCACTAATCAGCGGTACGTCACGTGTCCTGATTGTCTGGGCCAGCGCGTTCTAACTGTAATACTCGGTGACGATTCGCAAGTGTCGGTTAGTTGTACGTGCTGTGAGCGCGGGTATTTAGGATCGCAAGGACAAGTGTTGGCTTACGATTGGCACTGTGAGGTGTTGAACGGCCCGATTGTAGGCATGGATGTTGACCATGAGAGCGTGAAATATAAAGTTCAGGTTTGGCACGTGGAAGGTTCATATACCATCCATCCCGATGCTGTTTATGCTTCCGAGGAAGACGCAAGGGAAGCAGCGGTCAAGGTGCTCGCTGATCATAAGGCCGACGAAGCTCACCGTTTCGCTAACGTGAAAGACCAAAAAGGCCGTCATCGCTCATGGGCATGGAACGCAACCTATCATCGCAATTGCGCAAGACGAGCGGAAAAAGAACTTGAATACCATCGGGGCCGTCTGGCCGTTGCGAAGACAAAGGCAAAGTTGCCGGAGGTTGCGCCATGACCAAACCATCACCCCTGCGGCTGGCGGTCACACGGTACGAGCTAACCGACCCGGAAGCCGTGCTGCTTGACGGTCAAGTACGCGACACCGTGCAATCTTTGATAGACGCTGCAAAGGCCAGACTATCAGCGATTGGCCTCTATAGCGATTTGTCCGAACGTGAGGCCGGGTTCGTTGCAGATGTAACAACCGAAGCGCATACCCAGAAAATCCTTGCTCATGGTTGCGAATATATCCGTAGATGCCCGGTTTGCGAAAAGGACGCTGGTTATCACATTCGCACTCGTTCATCCCGCAACGGTCGCAAAGGGCAACCAGATTTTTCCAAGCCAAAGCTATTTCCTGCGCTTGAGTTTCATCAGAGCTTTATAACTATCAAGAATCGCGTTGCGCTTGGCTGTTGTCAGGATTGCTTTGCTCGCGTAAAGCCGTATCTGGCTGACGCGCTAAAAGACGTTAAGGCTCAAATTCCCTCGAACGTCACAGGGCATAAACCCACCTATCTGCGCATGACTTGCACAAAGTGTTCATGGATCGGGCTGGAAAGTGAAATGGGAAAACTGCCAGCCATAATGGGAAACGGTTACTATCCCGGCAAGTGCCCTTCGTGCGGTGCCGAGAACCAGTTATTCTCAAGAAACATCGAAGCAGTTAGCCCAGTTGAATACGCAGTTGTACCAAACAAGGAAGGACGAGACTGGTAATGTCTAAACCTACTAACAGACTGCGGCTGGCCGACAGCGACGACCCGACGACTCCAGCGGATATTGAACTAGCCCGAATAGCCCAAAGTCACCGGGAATGGTGCGGGCCGAATGGTCTGGGTTGGAAACCTTATGTCGGGCCAACGGGGAAGTCAGCCAATGACGTTGATGAGATTGTGGCGCGACAGTACAGGGTGGTGGCTGACCGTCCGGTGCCGTGGGTGCGCAGAGCGTTGAGGAGGATTGTCAGATGGATCAGATAACTAAGCCAGAAGTAAACCCTAATGCAGTATGGGATAAATCTCGATGTGACGAGCTGCAAATGCTTGAACGCCTTGTCTATGAAACGTCCATGATTAACAACGGAGGCCGCTGCTTGGAACGCATTGCCGAGTGTATCAGCATGGCGCAATCGCTTAGTTACACGGAACTCAATTCACCTATGCGGGTCAGTTTTCTGCAATTCCTAAGCAACCTTGCCATCAAAGACAGATTTTGGAGACCAACCATGACTACCCACTGGCGCAGCAATCTCACCGACTGGTACGACATCAGCGAGAGTGAACGGGATGAGCGGTGTGATGACCCCTGCCTGCCTGAACCGTGGGAACTGGAGGATGATGGCGATGATGAAACCGACGACTAGCTTCAGAGCCTCACGGCTGACAGGTGACGTGAAGGTTTGCGTCATGCGGTTATCAAGCGAGGAGTACGCGGACGTTGCCTTTGCCGACGACGGCGCACCGCTGGCTGCACAGTTTCCCGACTACATCTATGTTCTCGGAATCAACGACATGGACAAGATATTGGAGATTGCGCCCGTACCGACCGCTGGCATGTTGGAGTTGTTTCCTGAGTTGGCAGATTGGGCGGTGATGCCATGACGAATGCTGACCTCTACCGATTAGTCCGCAAATCTCCCTTCCGCCGCCTGCTGGATTGGCTGGTGGGATGGTGACGCGACATTAGTTAGTACACACGCGCGCGTAGACACAATTTGAAATTCGTGTTTAACAAGACTAAGTAGCTGATAGATAGATAGATAACGATTGGACAGGGCTTGGACAATGGACGGACAAACTTGGACAGTGTTTAACACCAAGACGGAAAAATGTCCAAGAATGTCCAAGCATTGTCTAACGCCTGTCCAACAGCTAAGTCCTTAATTATCAACGCTAATTGGGTGATCCTCTGCTATTTTCAGAGGGGGACGGTCTGAGCGTTCATAAACGCCAGCGTCCAGCGGAGTGAGAACTTGATTTTTTACGCAGTCCGTCATGGCGCGATCCCCGGTCTTTTCGCTCACGTTCAAAGCCTTCGCCCATGCGATAATTTCAGACCGCAGTACCACGCTTCCCGCGCTCAGAGCCTCGATTCTCAGTTTCAGGGCCGCGCTTGGCTTGACTGAGGCAAGGGGCACTAACACGCCGTTGTTTCCAAACACGTAGCCGTGAGTCTCAGACGCCGCATTACGGGGCAAGATTTTGACTTTGATGTTGCCTGTGGATTCTTCCAGTTGAACGGTGATGATCGTATCGGAGTACGCGCCCCACGCGACCGAGCCAAGGATTAACTCTCGGGAATGCTGAAAGCCTTCGTCCAGTTTCATCTTTGGCGAGTGGGCGATGCCGAGGATTGTTATCTTCCGTTTCGCGCACAGCGTGGCGCTCTTTTTCAACAGTCCAGCCACGGGCGCATAGCTGTTCCCTTTGTCGCCTACCAACGTCTGATAGCCCTCCACGATAAAGAACTTGGCGTCTGGGTAGACTTTCAGGGCCGCGTCAATGACACCTGCGATGGTTGCAACAGTGGATTCTATATCCTCTTGGCAGATAGTTCGAGTGATGATGTCGGCTAGTCCTAGTCGTTCCAATGTGCGCGTGACAGATGAACGCGAGCGGTCGAGGCTGATATAGACGTAAGGAACGGGATGCGATTCGTGACCAAATACCGGATCGCCGTTCTGCCAGTCGGCTAGAGTCTGGAAAATGAGCGTGGTCTTACCTGAGCCGGACGATCCGCCAAGCAAGTGGATTTCATTCGCAGGCAGTATTCCTTCTATAAGGAACTCAGGTGAATCAGGCAAACGCTACCACTCCCACGGCTTGCGCCGTCGATTCTTCCGATTATGCATAACGTTATCGGTAGGCTCATAGCGCCTGATCATGTATTGCTCTACGATGTCCAAATCTTGAGGCTCAAGAGCAATCCACGCGACGTGACAATCGGCTAAAAACCATCCTCGCTTCTTACAGCGACGGCGCAAGGACGTAGCCTTACCGATATACATGATGCCGTATTTAGGGTGAATAAGAATGTAGACGCCTGAGCGATCCGGCAACCTGCCGCATAAGGCATCTATGACCCGCCGACTACCGAAACAAACGGGCTTGCTGAGAATCTCACGCAGCCTTTCGTTTTCCATTTTTGCGCGCTTTGTAGCGGTCGATTTGAGATTGCTTGATAAGCCACACGCCGCCAATGTTTACCGCTTCGATTCGGCCCGCAATGATTAGCTGGCGGATTCGACTGTCGGTAACGCCTAGCTGTGCGCCTGCTTCTGTGGTGGTTACACGTCCTGCAATCATGGTTGGCAGTATACTTTCATCTTCGTTAACCTGTCAACCGAAAACTTTCTCACGCAATCGTTAACTTTTCTCTTGACACCCACTCCCCGCCGTGGTAAGTTGCTGGCACGATGAAAGGAACAATCGAATGTATCCACGAACTAACTATGAAATGACTGAGGATGATTTGAAAGCAATCCTCGCCGCGTGCAAGCCCACGCCCGTCATGTTTCTTTCCGGTGGTACGCCGATGGGGCCGTCTCAACAGGAGAACGCTAATCGAGCATGGGCGGAACTCGGCAAACGCATGGGCTTCGATTATATGACCGTGCGGCCCGTTGCAGGTAAAAGCCAACGGTTCTTTACGGCAGTGCCTAGCGAGACGGAAGCGCAGTGCACCGAACGGCTAGCGCGTGAGGCCGAGGAAAAGCGGCAAACGGAAATCATCAAACTCCAAACCGAAATAAGTGAGCGACAGGACAAGTTGGCCGCGCTAGAAAACTTATGACTAACTATAAATGGTACATCGGCACTATGAACGATGGCTTATTCATTATCGATCAGCCGCCACAGCCAGCACCAATTGACTACGCCTGCGGAATTGACCACGACGTTAATGTTATCGCCGCGATGGGTAACGACCGCATTAGAACAGAGGCTATTGTTGCGGCGCACAATGAAACTATCGGGCGTTGCGCAAAGTGTCAAATGCTCATTGCTTGCGAGCATGGCAATCATTACGCGGTAGAAGAAACTTAACAGCTGCACTCCACGCCGGGCGTATGGTGGATGGCGGAAAGGGAGAACAAAATGAAAAACTGTCGTGCATGTGGGATTAACATTGACGATGATGAGATTTGCGACGAGTTGGGCCTGTGCTCTCTGTGTTCTGAATTAAACGTGCTAGCTCAGGACTTTGGCTATGACGAAATCCGACGAGTGTTGCCGATGCTGGAAGAGTTAGGTAGCCGCGAGTCTGAAACTTTAGGTGAGTCGAGCGTGGCGTAACCGCCGCCGCCCCTCAGCGAGCGGGGTGAAGGATGACGAACGGAGAGTTGACATGGTAAAGCAACGATTAAGAATTGGCAGTCACGTAAGACTCATTCGGACGCCAAAAGCGGGAACGGCCAAGATCGTCAAACGTCTTAGTGATATTAGAGGCGGTGTGGTGCTGGATAGTAAGCTGGACGGTTTCCGATGTTGGAATATCCAAGACCTTGAGCGCGTGCCCCAAGACAGGAAGGTTGCATGAGTGAAGTGAAGGACAGACCGCCGCAACAGCATAGTTTCGTACCGGGAACGGGTACGGCACGAGATAGCAATGAACCCGCGTGCGCAGTGTGCTTTAACGAGGAATCGTTTATTTACCATCAACAGCTGCCGCCTAATCAGTGCGCGGACTGTCAGGCAGGCGGATATTTCCACATGGGCAAAGGCAACGTGAATTTAATTTACCTCTGCCCTCGCCACGCTGCGGTTGACGAGCTAGTAGAGGCGCTGCAACGAATTGCCAGATCGCCCGATCACTTAGGCGCGGCATTCGTCAACGATTTTGCCGTTAAGATAGCTACCGCTGCTCTTGCTGTTATTGAAAGGCAAGGACTATGAGTGAAGTGAAGGAAGTTGCGCCACAGCGTAAATGGTATTGGAGCGATGCTGGTTATCCCTTGCGTTTCCGAATGCCCGAAGAGGTCGAAACATGGCATCCCAGCGTTGCCTATCCGGTTAGTCAACCAGAAGGGATATTTACGCGAATCTTGTGGCCCTACGGCGCTTTGTACGACACGAAATCAGAAGCGTTAAGAGCGGCGATTGCTGCGCAAGAGAAATGCGTCGAACAAGCCACTGACAGACTGAACCGACTCCGCGCTGCTCTCGCCTCAGTTACAGAAGGGAAGGGTGGGAAGTGAGCAGTTATTGTCCTGATTGTGGTGAGCGAGCTTGTAATCGCGGAGTCTGCTCGAACTGCCAAGAAGAATTGTATATCGCGTCATTTCAAAGCGAGTACATCGACGAACCATTATCAGATGAATTCATGGACAAAGCCGCCGAGCAGAGAAGGTATTTGAATCAACGCGAAATGGAACGGGAGCCGAAGCAATGAGTACAGCAATCACCCACATACACGCCGCCCTAGACCTGAGAGCGCGAGAACTGGTGGAAGCGGCCAGAATCCGCCAGCTTGAGGAATGTGAGATTTCAGCTTTAGCAAGCCTCTGCGATCCGCCAAATGCCGAAGGCTGGATAACCTCTGAATGCCACGAGTGCTTGGAAATCGAGACACTGAAAGGCTCGCAACGGGAACTGGCCGAGCATCTCTACAACGCAGGATATATGGTCTATCACAGGCAGATGATTTGCCGGGAGTGTCAGGCGCGATGAGCATACTTATCTGCAACTGCGGCGAACCCGCTACCAGCGAACGAGACGACGGAACGCCGATCTGTGACGAGTGTAGGCCGAGTCCGACCCCGTGTTCCAAGTGCGGCAGACCAACGACATTTGATCCGACTTACGGCAATTTATGTTATCGGTGTATCAGGGCGGACAATGAGTGAGGGGTTGAGCATGGAGAGTAAATCACCAGAGCAGCCGTCTTTCTTCGTTATATTGTACTGGAGCATCTTATTCTTGAATCTACTGTTGATGACGGTTTGGGATATCAAGCCAATGCACCGAGCGATTGACCAGATCGAAAGGATGGCCCCGTGCAGTCAAACAAAGTGAACCCGCAATCAGGTGACAAGCGCGAACTGAATCGCATCCGTCGTAACATCAACGATCCGTCTCATTACGGCAAGGTGGTTAATGGTGTTCACACTTGGGACGTGGCTGAAATCTTCAAAGACTTTCGCGCCGTGATTCAGATAGCGCGTCGGGCGCTTAAAGCAAAGGAAACAAAGTGAACCAATCACCAGAAGATAGTCAGGGAGGGCGACCCGTGAATGATGGCAAGTTCTATGTAATTACGCACGGCCCGTCTCAATCTTATGTTTCTACAGTTCACACTTCAGACTGTCCGATGTTTAAGCGTTTCAGACATGCGCACGTGTGGGATCGAGACCCGCGCCGTGAAGATAAGTTTAATAAATATCATAGCTGTCCGCGTTGTACGGGTAAGACTGAAAACAGGAGAGATAGGTATGACCCCTCAATCACCATCAGCCACCACACCGGCAGTGAGGGCAGCGGAGAAAGTCGTTGACGATATTGATTTCAACGGGCCGTCTTCTTATTCCCTGCGCCAGCAGAAGGTAGAGCATTTTGCATCTTTGATTGATGTGGAATTTGCCGAGGTAATGGACGTGCTGCGTGAGGCGCGGAAGTCGGCCTTGATTACTAGATACGCTCGTATTCCGAATAGTTCTTGAACAGAATGCCGTATGTGTAAATGGAGCGGGAGACACGCCTGAGACAGTCGGCCATAGCAGTAGCTGTTGGGTCAGCCAAGGCGCAGAGATTATTGGAGGGCGAAGAATGAAACTGGAACAATTCTTAGATGAAGTTACGCCAACTCCGGTCGTTTCAATAAGGCCGGAAGACTACTATACGGTTCTAATCGAACGCAGCGGTGCGGCAGACGGAGGAAAGTTAAAGATGTCGGAAATTAAAGCACTCGCCCTTAAAGCGGAAATCCGTGATGCCGTAGAAAGCGGCGACAGCGGTGCGCTAGTTGACGTGCTAATAGAAATCGTGGATTGGATGGTCGAGTTTGAGGATGAGTTAAGAGGAGATGTCGGCCTATGACCACCCAACCTGACCAGCGGCAATGCGTGAAGTGGAGGAAACGATGAGTAGTGAACCAAACAGCCAATTAACAGCCGAGCGCCCGGACATCTGGGATCGTGCCGTCACTCTTGCTACATCGGTAGAACCACAGCCACGGCGGGAGAGTGAACGGCAGATTCGTTGTCACAGTCCACTGTGCTCGTTTACTTATTCACCTCCTGATTGTGAGATGTGCGGCGGAACTGGTTGGCACTTCTGCAACTGTCAGAACGAAACATGGAGGATCATCAATCAGAAATGGAGAAAGGTCGCCGATGATCCATCGTTATTGACGAAGGAAGAGGCCGATCTGGTTATTGGAGCAATTCCGTTAAATGCACTGCCTCGGCAAGAAAAATGTGAACATGCTATTTCACTGACTGAAGACTACGTGGGCCTGACTAAAGATTGTCCGATACATGGCGTACAGGCTATTCGTAATCATCCACGCAGACTCCGAGCGACGGAAAGCGAAACAGCTCTCAGCCGAGCAGGAGGATGAATAAATGGCCGATCTGTTAACAGAACAACTTTATGGCGAAGGGGCGTTTCGTGCCATCGGTAAATTCATCGTGCATGGAGATGGGCCGCACAAACGCAATGTTCACCTCTTCGCGGGAGTGATTGCCGGGGATGCGCCACAAGGAGCAGACGGTAATCATCAAATGTGGGAGTGCGAAATCATCGTAATTCCTCGTCGCAAATTTCGAGACGACGGACGATTCAATGGTCATCGCATAGACCAATTACTTACCGGGCACTTTGGCGATAGGGAGATGTGGGAACAACCGCCATATTGGGAGAAAAACGATGTCTGAAATAGACGAACTCAAAAAAGAGATTGAGCGACTAACCAAAGTGGAAGGTCGCCAACGAAAGTTGATTGAGCGCAACCAGATACTTGAACTGGAACTTGCGCGAGTCGCCGCTCCCGTCGCCGCTAGTGAAGGGGAGGGTGAGTACATTGAGCACGAATGCTCGCATCAAACGCTAGCAGAGTGTTGTGAACTGTGCGTACAGAACGATCAGATAACCATCGCCAATCTGTCAGGCAGAGTCGCGGAACTTGAATTGCAACTCGCCGTCGCTACCGCTTCCAATGGCAGCGAGGTTGTTCGAGACTCTGGAAAGGTGGAACAAGATGCGTAGTCCAAAAGCAATCAAGCAATGCGCGGAATGGCTGAGATGCTGTCTCAGCATTGGATGGGCGAAAGCCGATCTTGATGCGCTTGAAAGTCTGTGGTGGCAGTATCACGATGAGAATGGAGAGTTGAAATAGCAATGCCTGAGCCTACCCCAGAGATACGGGAGAAGGCGGAGCAACCTGATGCGATAATTTCGCCCATACCTGACGAGCTTTGCCCGCATGTTGAGCTAGGCGAGGAAATGGTGGGCGGGTTCGTCTTTGATGCTGAGAGTCCGAAGGTGAGTGTTGGCATGTGTGCCCTGTGTCTCACTACCTGTCAAGCGGAGTTCGTGACCGCAGAGCCATTTCATCTGTACCGGAGAACACAATGAGCGAAGACTATGATCGGTTGAAAGCTCGCAAGGATATGCTGGCTGAAAAAAGAACAACGTGCCGCTATCGTCCCGCCTCCACTCCGGCACTGGCAGATGAGGAGATGGATGAGATACTGGCGAGATGTGAGAAGGCGACGCCTGATCTTATTTTACCTGAAGACGGAACATCAGTGACGGCTGAGCACCTTGTGGGGCCGATTGCCGAGTTCTATATTGTGGGCGCAAACGTAGCAGATCGGGAAACGCTTATAGCCCGAGCGCAAGCCAATGCTCAGTTTTATTTTCATGCCCGCACGGACATTCCCCGCTTAGCCGCACGGGTGAGGGAAGCGGGGGCGGAGGCGCAATCCGCGTTCAACCAAGGCGCGTGCGCGATGGCAGAACAAGCGGCGCAGCATGTCAAGCGGAAAGCCGATGAATGGCGAATAGTGGCCGCTGAATATGAGCAAGCAGGACGCAGCGGAAAGGTACAGCGAGAACGTGCGCTCGTATTAGACGCTATCGTTGAGGAGATTCGATCTCTTCCCGTTGCCGCTGAACTCGCCCGCCTCACCCCAACCAGAGAAGCAGCGGAGGCGAAGGCGCGGGAAATCGTCAGTGATGTAACTAACAAGTACGGCGCGATCTATCCAACTCAAGATTTAGTTGACCGCATTGCCGCTGCGATCTCAGGAGAGGGGATGAAGTGAAAATTAAGTTCTACGACGAGGAGTTACCACGCAAGCCGAGTGAGGATCATTCCGTATGTCCTTATCGCCTGCGCATTTTGCTTTGATGCGGCAGGGAAGCATCCCTCGCGGAGTCTGCTTAGCGGGAACGCAACGGATTGGCTGATCGCCCTTCTGAAAATAAAGTGAAATTGGGTATTGACACGCTCACTCACACATGTTAATCTTTGCGCCCATGACGAAACAAAGACCACTTTGTAGTAATTGCGGCAGCGGTAATTTAGTTTACCGCGAGAGAGATAAGACCTTTCTCTGTCGGCGTTGTGGGCAACGGTTTAAGGGCGTGCAAGCGCGCACTGGAAAGAAGGCGGGGAATGGCTGACTGTTTACGACCAAGCGTGGCGTTGCTATCGAAGCTGGGGTCTATCGTTATCCACTTGGACGAGGCGCTATCAAGTGACGGCCACTACTTTGACAAGGTTTCGCTTGAACAGTTACAGAGCGATCCTGAAGTGGCTGCGTGGATTAAGTCGATGGACGCTATGGCGCTAATACCTAAAAAGAGAAGTGAGACGAAAAGGTAGATAATGGCAACGGCAATGGGCCTGCTGCGGCGACTATTCCACGAACCCTGCGATGAGGTGTTGGTTGACATGGCCTTTGACGACCGTGGGATTTGGCTATCTTATGAATGCGCGGTTTGTCGGACGGTTCGTAAGTATTATCTGCTTGGAGAGCGGCGGGGAGAAACGAAGGTTGAAAATAAATGACAACAAAAGCACAACCAGCGGTCGAAACAGCCGACCTAGCCATCGGCCAACCACAACCCTTTGATGAGTCGCTCAAGATGGCGGCGTACGGCGTCACGGGGGGCCGCAAGACGTTACAGATTGGTCATCTAATCGAGACGTTTGGCGCTGAGAACGTCGGCATAATCAACTGCGAGCATGGGTTGGGCACCATCGGCAGCTTGACCGACAAACGCTACGTGTACGTCGCGCACAACTTGGCCGACTTGCGTGCTGCGTGGGGTTGGGCTAACGAACGGTTTACAGGCCGCGACCAATGGGTGTGCGTGGATGGCGGGTCACGGGCGCTCGACTGGATCAACCACGCCATATTCAAGGGTGCGCAGGATGCGCTCGAAGGGTTGATTGATAATCCGCAGCGTAACCTGCTCGACGCGGACATCCGCAAGTACGCCAGCTATGTGAGCAAGGATATGGATTTGAATAGCCAGCAGATGTGGTGGCGCACGGGGTACGAGTGCTCACAACTACTCGACGCGTTCATCAAGATCGGCAGCAACATGTACTGGACGTTTTGGGAAGATCAGACCTCCATCAGCCAGTACGTCAAGGGTGCGCCGTGGATACCTGAGACACCGGGCAAGGGCGCGCTGAACGCGGTCAAAGGGGCGTTCGACTTCATCTTCCGGCTGGTGCCGAGCGGCGACAGTGTGACCGCCATCTTTCGCAACCCACAGGGTAATAACGCCAATTACACCAAGACGCGGGATGATTGGCGCGGCGGTGTTAAGCTGCCCGATACCATACCGAATTTTAATCTGGGTGAACTCGTGAAGCTCATCCGTCCGACCAACAACCAACCAACCGAATAAGGAGAACCGAAACGATGAGTCAAGTTGACTATAGCGCATATGATGATTTCCTGAAAGATGCTGACAAGGACAACCGGGTGGGTGACCACGAGGCGGTCATCAGCTCGATTGTGGATGACACATGGCCTTCGGGTGACGCCCGCAAGAAGGTGATGTTCACACTCAGTACGGCCAATAATGCCGTGGCCGACCTGACCATTAGCGATTTGCCGTCACCTGAGACTTTAGCCGCAGAGGGCGCGGGTTACGATGCTGGCAAGAAGAAAGCTATCGCTAGCGGCATCAACATTCGCAAACAGCTTGCGACGCATTACGGCAAGACCACGGACGATCTGGCCGAAGGTGACGGGTTTAAGGTGAAAACCATTAAGACCCGCGTGGACGCCGAGGGTAAGGGCGGATTCATCCGAGTGATCGCCTTTCTGCCAAAAGACCACGCCGTCAACGGCAAGAAGTCGGATATTCCCTTCTAAGGAACGCCAATGCCAATCACCGCATGGGATTGTCCTGAATGCCACCGAGCAGCGCCGCTTGACCATTACGAGTCGGGCGGTGCCTGCTCGCTGGCTGTTCACCCGGATTACGTGGCTGCGGTGCTGGCGGATAGCGCCAAGCGGGCTGATAAAGCATGGCCCACGGTAACGATGGGGCTAGGTTGTGTTCGGGCCGCAGCCATCCAGCAGGACGAGGATGTATCTATCAACCCGCTGGACGTGAACGCTATGCTGACGGGTAGCGCGTGGCACGCGGTAATGGATCGTGGGGCACCGGATAACGAGGTAGAAGTCAGCGGGCAATTAGGCGGTATGGTGGTCACGGGCACGATTGACCGCGTGCGCAAACTAGCCGATGGGCGGGTGATTATCGAAGATTGGAAACATGGCAATTGCTTCAGCCGCAAGTACGCCACGGCTGCTAAGCCGGAACATGTGGTGCAGGTGAGTTTGTATGCCGAGTTGTACGCCCAGATGTACGACATTAAGCCGAGTGCCGGGGTTGTTTGGTATCACTACACGTCATCACCCGCGCTGATACCTCGCGCCGTGGAGCTATGGAACGTTGAGCGATGCTTAGCCCATCACCCTTACGACGCCGATTGGACGGTCGGGCAACTGCTCCGATTGGCCGATGACTACGATAACCGTTGCGTTCCGGCCAAGTGGCAGGACTTGCCGTTGGTGGGCGCAACCATCAAGTTTGGTAACAAGACGGGTTGTGAGTATTGCTCGGTTAGAGCGATCTGCATGACCGCTGCGACGGGGGCACCGTTCTAGTGGCTGACTTCCCGCGCATTGTGGTGGACACTCGTGAGCAAATACCGCTGGACTTCGGGGCCGACGTTCCAACCGTGCGCCGCAAGCTCGACAGCGGGGATTACAGTCTCGAAGGATTTGACAAGTACGTGAGTGTCGAGCGAAAGAATTGGGCGGATGCGTGGGGGTCGATGTCGGCTGGTCGTGGGCGGTTTGAACGGTGTGTTGAGCGGCTGGCAAAGCTCGATAGAGCAGCCATCGTCATTGAATGTACGCTAGCGGGCCTGTGCGAGCGACCCATGCAAATCCAGCGGACGAACGCGGCCAGCGTGGTTGGCGGGTTTATCAGTTACAGTGCGCAGTACGCCATCCCGGTGTTCTTTTGTGGTAATCGAGAGTTTGCCGCCCGAGTGACTCTGAGATTCCTAGCCAGTTGGCATAAACACCGACGGCTGATAGCAACGCGGAGATAGAACGGCGGTTGGCGGACGCGCAGGCCAATCGTGCTCAGTTTCACGTAGCAGATTAATCCACCTATGACTTTGGGGAGTGGATTGCGGGGCGTGAGGCGGAAACATGCAAGCTAACAGAACTATTGTAACGCGAGTGAAAGCCGCTGTGAAAGCGGGCATTCCCGTCACTGTGGACGGCTGGCTGGTTCGTGATGCACGGATATTTGAAGGTGAAATAGAATTCGACTGGGCCGGGACGCCCGAGTCGCTATGGACTGCCGTTCAGCCGAATTTCATGGCGACCGTGGACGGGAAGTTGGTTATTGAAACGGATTAAGGGTTCCCCGCCCACCACCCCACGGGCCAGTCTGACTACCAGTGAGTTGCTATTGCGCACGGTCAGTCGGCGGCTTCGTTCCAAGCAAGGGGTGGTGGGTGTGGGGAATAAAGGGTCTTTGAGTTAAGTTTGCGGCGGTCATAGAGGGCGGTGGCATTGAAAATATGAGCCGACTCACCGTTGAAAGTCGGAGCGGGGATGCTACCGAGCGACCTGACTCCGCGCAAGGAGCAACGGAACTGGTGGGGTCTATCGCAAGGTAGCGTCGAAACTTATTACCAGCCGTTGCCACTGATATTTGACGGGTTTGCTTGTGCGGCGGTGTGGATGGCACACACACATAGCGGGGTTAAGGGGACTGCGCTGGATGCGAGAACTACGGACAAGTAGCGATCAGGCCACGTCAAAGGCTCGCGAAATAGTAGCCGTATATCAACAGAGCCAGCATACAACCAAGTCGGTTTCGAGTCCGGCCCGCACAAGCAATTCAATTTGGTAGCAAGCCAAACGGGAAGTCGGATATTTGTAGGTGGCAAACCCGTAAGCGCATCAATGTACGGCTATAGGCCGAGTGACCGACACAAGGGGTCTAAGGTGCGCGATAAAAGTCGAAACCTTCTGAGGTCTGGGGCGAACCAAGAGCAGAATCGCCTCTCTAATTTCTGATGCAAAGGAGAAACAGATGAGTCCCGAAACTGTAAAACAGCAACGACCCTGCTTTATGTGCAACGGTACGGGTCAAATGTGCGATATCTGCGGTGAAGCTGAAAACGTCTGCGACTGTGATGATGAAGCGATTCTTGTGGATTGCTCGGACTGTGAAGGCTCAGGAATCGCGTCAGCAGATCGAGAGCAATTAAACTAAAGGAGCCACCACCATGACCCCCACCGACGACGACCTCAGCCGCAAACTCTGCGGGCTGACCAATGCGGAAATTGTGGCGAGGCATCTGGCGCTGCGGGGGAGCAACGCGATGAGGTATCCACGGGCGGAGAATGCGTGCGTGCATCGGTGTAGCGCAGGAGACTGCCGTTGCTTTTTATTTCCACATGGGCCAGAGACGCCACATGAGTTCAGTTCAGGTTGTGGTTTATCCAGAAAGGAATAGTAAAGGCGTGGCTGGAAGGAATAAATGGCAGTTACCGGAATCGGCCATTACCGCCGACGCGAGGCGACGACGAAAGTGGCTGATAACCGAAAAAGGCAAGGAGTACCTTCAGAAGCGCAAGATTGCTGGTTACAACAAAAAGTATAATGACGCCCATAGAGAAGATGCCCGCATTAGAACGGTGGCATATAGGCTGCGATTCAAGATTGAATGCTTTACGCACTACTCAAATGGGCCAAATCCTTTTTGCGCGTGTTGCGGGGAATCGGATATAGGAGTGCTTTGTTTGGATCATATTAACGGCGGAGGTAATCGACATCGGCGTGAAATAGCAAAATATTTTACCATCACGCTAGCCCGAAACACCTTTCCAGATACGTTGACGAGTTCACCTTTCGACTGAACTTCGGCAACGTCAAAATCCATACTTTGAAACGGCTCGATTCCTTCATTGCCGCCGTTGCTAACAAACGAATCACTTACGAAGAACTGACTGCGGAGGTCTAAATCATGCTCTTCGATTTCATCACTGTCTTTTGGTTTGGCCTCTGCATCGGCTTTGTTTTGGGCTGGTGGCGTCACGCCGTTCGGAGGACTGTATGAGTAAAAGTGTAAGCCAAAAGAATCCGGGACAACGTGGGGCAAGCGCGGTAGTTCCGTCGTGGCTCTTGGAAGAGCAGGACGAACCGCCCCGAGAAGCGACCTGCGAATACTGCGGACGAGTTTATGAGCCTGAATCCTCCACAGCAACGCGCTCGGAGTCTTGGTGTTCCGATGTCTGCGAGGATAGGCATTGGGAAGGCTGAATGACGAAGAAACTAAAAACCCCAGAAGTCTTAGATCGGATCGTGGATCGGGTGTTGGCCTTTCGCCCGAAGCCAGTAACAACCAAGGCCAAAAAGCGGAAGAGAAAGGCAAAGAAAAATGCGCAACAAAAGTAGAGGCGTGAAATTGCTCGCGATGATCAATCAATCTCCCTGGAATGAGCTTATCTTGCGCTCTGGGGAGCGCATTGAGTCGGGCGGCAACGTCATTAAGCACCGGGGCTTGATCCTTTTGTACACAAGTAAGTCTCGAATGGACAGTTACGGTGCGGACGAGTTGGGCGGCTACAATGAAGACGCTCTGGCAATGAAGAATCTGCGCAACGTTGAACTCGACCCGCCGCGTGGAGTTATTGTTGGTGCTGCTATCTTGAAAAACTGTCAGGGTGAGCGGGGCGAAGTCGAATACGACATTAAAGGTGCGCGCCGGTTCCCTAAGCCCGTGGCTATTGTCAATCGCGGCCCCGTGCGTTGGTTTTCCATAAAAGTTAACGAAGCACTTGAAAGCCAGCTCCGCGCTGTTGGAATGTGGCGTGAAGCGACCAAGGCGAATAGGGTTTAAGTAAATAGCCGATGAGCCAACAGGACTACAACGAACATTACGACGCGACCGCCGCAAAGGGTTTGTGTTGGGAAGGCGACGGGAATCCGCAATTCGTTCAAGACGTGCTCTTGCCCAACGGCGAACGAATGAAGGTCGAATCGCTGTGGTGCGTGGACTGTAAAGTCCGGCAAGGTGAAATTGTTGAGGCTGGTAGTTCATTGCTATGCTAGGGAGTCAAGTATATAATTCCCAAACGGATGGCCCGACGGCTATCAGATTCTCTGCTACAACTGTAATAACGCAAAAGGCACGAAAAGTCACTGTCCGCATCTTGACGCTGTCAATTTATTAACCGGCTTGACGGCATAACACACTAAAGGAGAATCAATGGGAAAGAAACGACTAACACCTAACCAACAACTCATGGCATTCGGCGCAACGGCCGACCGTGAGGCGCTGAGTACGGCCATTGAATCGTTGCGGGCTATTTTCGATGCACGGTTCGCGGCGACAACGATAAGACCACCGCGTAGGAAGCGGGCCGACGCTGGCACCAAGCGGGGCGAGGGGAAGGCGAATGGTGAGGCGAGCAGCGTGGAGGCGGCGTGATGGCTGACGGGTTGTATCGCGTGACCACCAGCTTTCTGTGCGCCGGATTCGTCATTGAATGTGGCATCGTGACCATGTGTGCGCCAATTCTACGAGTCAGCAAACTCAAATACTGGATTTCTATCGCTGTCTGGATTGCGCCATGACGCAGCAAAAAGACCGCCAACCCTGACGGCCTTCCCACTGCTTAAAATGATGGGATTCGTGACGGCGGCTAAGCAGGTGGTTCCGCTGGCGTACCTGCCGCTACGGCATCTGCAAGCTTCTGATCTTCAGCACCCAAAGAATCACTCAGTGCTTTCAGCTTCACCGGGTCGGTGCCTGCTTCATCCAGTTTTGTTTTGAGTCCCTGAATCAGCGTGATTGCCGATTCGATTACGTCGCTATTGGCGGCGACTTTAGTTTCCTTTCAATTCTAACAAACCAGTTACTTAGGTGTTCAAGGATTGGTTCGACCACCAGCCTCGTGGCTATAGGCCGAAACCAACGGTGGAAAAATGGTTCCTTTAGGCTCACTAATCCTCTGTGTCGGGTTTTTGGGTTAAGTCTCGCACCTGAACAAACTTCATTGATTCGATGAACTTATCAACCGCACGTTTGCACGATGAACGGTTGGCATAAGCCTCGCCAGAATCAGCAACGATCTTCTTGATCTTCGCTCGCCAACGGATGCCGTCTTTTGCTTTGTAGATTTCAATCACCATTGGGTTCTATGCCTCGTTCCTTTCCTTTGTCAGCGTCGTATGTCACTTTGGCAAATGGCGTGAGATTAACTTCAACCGTCTGATCACCATCCCAGAAGCGCATGATGTATTCGCGCGCGTCATACTCGCCTCGAACGAGAAATTCAAAGGTTGTGGATTGTTCACCCGCCATTTTCAATTAACGCTACTTCTAAATTCGGGGAAATACTGTATTCATAGCCGGTTGGCTGAACGGCGGTAATACTCCCATCGGCCTCTTTTTGCCATAAAATATCGGCTATGCCAACTATGACAAATTGGGTGCCGGGTTCTATTTGTGAGAAGGTCATTAGAACTTGCTCGCCGCAAACACCGTCTCAACCGCTGATGGACTGGTCATACGCTGAACCATCGCTTGCTCGGGTGTTGACGCCGACGCCATGAGCGTTGCCGGAACTTGCGGGACCAGCAGAGTTGCAATAGTCCGCGCCGCCACACTTGCCACTGCGAAGATGATCTTCAGCGAGGGATTTCCGCTCAATCCGACGTCGTTGGCAATCTGACTGATGAACCCTACAAGGTTTTGGAATATTGCATAGGCGCTGCTAAATTTCCCCGCCTTATACGCAGCCAGAAACTCGTTAGCTACCGTCACGGCTTTGGCAATCGTGGCCGCTGAACCGGGTAGCAAAGGGCTTAGCTCACTGAGAGCGCCCGTGATCGTGCTTACCCAGAAGGCGATGTCTTTGACCTTGCAACTGACTTGCGTGGCGACCAGCACGCCAAGACCAGCGCCCCCGGTCAGTTTCATCATGCTTCGTCTGTTCATATTGTCCTTTCGTGCGAGGGAAAGAGGTTTTTGAACCGGCAGATTAGATTAGGAATCCACGATCCACCATAGGCCGGAATCGTCACCATGAGTTCGCCGTCTAACCTAAGATTCAGCTTCTTGCAGATAACGTCCGCATCTTCCCAGTCAACGGCAAAGAAAGTTAGATTCCACCATGAGCCGTTGTGGTAATAGGAGGCGAGAAACTTTGTTTTGGCTTCAGGCAAATAGAACCCTTTCAGTTAATTGAAGTGCGCGGCTGTTATCCAAACTTAGATCGTGCGACCAGAAAGTTTGTTTAGGGGCAGGCAAGCAAGCGCAAGGCATCGCGCCGTATCCCCATCCGCAAGCCGGACATGAGACGTTCGCGCCGCAATCACATAGCTTAATCATGTTGCAGGGTTCAGAAGTTCCTCGCCGCAGAAACGCATTGAACTTGCCGTATTCAGGGTGATAACAAAGCGGGCCATCACTCAGATATGCTTTACCGACAGGCATTCAGCAAGACTCCTTTGGTGGCAGACTGTACCCAGCGAGGCAGTGTGTGAACATGCGGGAAGTATTCTATACCGTTGAGGGAGAGAGCACAAGACCTAACCTGCGGATTTCAGCGTGCCTATGATCGTGATGTTTAGCGCATAGCCACCTTACGTCTAAAGGCTTGCTGTAGTCTTCATGGTGAGCTTCTGCTCTCGCTTTGCAATTCGCAATCTCACATGGCTGGCGCTGCACCTTTCCGGTTCTTACGGCCTGTCCGGTTTGGATTCTTACTTTATGCTCTTGAATCGCAGCACGGTATCGCCCAACTTTTGCAAACACAGGTATTAAATAATCGGGGATTTCATAGGCTTTGGCAGCCTCGTAAATCCTCACAATGGCTTGTTGGTGGACATAGATTACGCGCTGGCGCGTTATATTAAGAGCGGAGGCAATAACAGTGGCGTTGCAGGCAGCCTTACCGTTCAGACCATAACGCATTCTGATAATCGTTCGCGCTTGGGGCGTCACTAGGTATAGCCACTTCCTCAAAACGCGCTGCATATCAGCCGTACGATACTCCTTGAATCCTTCTCGAATGAATCGTCGGATCGTTGGTTCGTAAGAACGACACAGTAAGCAATAAGGAAGGCATGAAATTTCGACCGGGCGCTCGCACTTCATGCAGATTCCAGATCGCCTTCTATGCGTCCGACGCTTGGCAGCCGAACGGCGCAGCGACTCTAGATGTTTCGCGCAAAGAGTGCGAGGACAGTCTGTGAGGGTAACAGAATGAACCAAATCAAAGAAATCGAAGTTAGTTGGGAAGACTACAGCCAATGTGAGGGGAGAGGTCAGGACTTCCCTGCATCCAGCTTCATCAAAGTACGTTCAGCCTCCCTCACTCTCTATTCCACCAACGGCACCGTAGGTGGTGGTGGTTGCACCCGTGGCTTCCTCAGCATCTCTAACTCCGCGTGAGCCTGCCTGACCGCCTCGTTCAATACCTTCTCCCGGCCTGCCGCCACGCTCAAATCCCATTTCAACTGAGAGATTTCCTTTTCATCCCATGCGTGTTGGATTTTCAGGTTAGCGTTCTGTTCCGCAAAGTCGGCCAACTGAGTATGAGCCTCAGCAATGATGCGCGAGTCAATCTCTCTCGCCTCAGCCCCGGTTTTATAGTTCAGGGCATCCGAGCGAGTAATTTCTTGACGGCGGGTAAAAAGACGTGTCAATAGTGCGGTTACGGCATTTGACACTGGTATTGCTAATAGATATAGAACAGCGACCAGCGGTGAGACAGAAGGTAGCGGTGGGTTTTCCATTGAACTCGCATCTACGTCACTGGCAGTTTATTGCTCTCCAGAAGCGGCTTGTTGCGTTCGACTAACGCCGCTAATTGAATCATGTCTAAACGCGGTACGCCAATTTCATCCGGCACGGTTTTCTTCTCGTACATACGGCGCACCTCCGGCGATGAATTCGGATGCACTTGCTCGGTGTTCACTGTAGTAGATGGAAGTGAGGCGTTCAAGGGAACTCGAATCGCGTGACCAAAGCGATACTTCGCGGCCTCTTGTTCGCCTTCCCAGTCTGTCTCGTAGTAACCTTGATCCTCCGTCCAGCAGAGACGGCCTGTTATGTCACGGCCATTGGGCGGCAACAAGTCGAACAGCCAGTACGAGAATTCATTGAACGGCAGAAACACAAACCGAAAGTACGCCCGTTTGAGCCATGACCCATCCACGTCGTACTTCCAATCCACTACCCGCCATATCCAGCGAGGGCGCTTATCCACCGCCGCCGGGGTCAGGTGGTGGTTGCGGCGGGCCCGATCCGACTCCTGGATCTGTTGGGAGCGGCGGGTCTGTGGTTGTAACGGGGCGACCGTGGCTTGGCTGTTCATCCGTACTCTCGCTTTCTGCATCCTCGAGATCATCGGTGTCTCTTTTCTTCGTATCACTCATTGATTCAAATTCTCCCTCTGTGAACTTCTAACTGAGTATAGCCTAGCGTGATGGGGTTGCGGAGATTTTTTTAGCCGAGTGCGACGGCCAAGACATAAAAGAACATGCCGGCCCACCCGACCGCGACTCCGCGTTGCGGCCATGCTCCCGGTGCTGCTGTCCAAAACCCTCCACTGATAAACGCTGCGAAGAACAACAGTATCAGTGAAATGATCATACAAATGAGCGACCAGCTTGCGCCGCCTAGTGATGCTGTGATGAGTAACATGGTCGTTTCCTCCCTGTGTCTATCCCTTTTTCAAATAAGCCGCAATCGCGGCTAGTGCGATGATAACACCAAGTATCCAAGTGATGAGTTGCTGTTGGGATACGCGACCGCCCTTTGCTCCAATAGCCTCACTCTGCTGTGAGCGTAGCGTTGCAACTTCTTTCATGGCCTGCTCAAGGGCCGGGTAGCCCATCGCGCTCTTACCCTCATTGCGATCCATCCGCGCCTGTAAGGCGTCAATCTTTTCGGCATTGCTTTTGTACATTGCCTCTGCTTCTGGGCGAGGCATCAAAGTCCGTTCTCTATCATTCATAGCCCCACGCCATTCATTCGCACTTGCTCGCCATTTCTCGGCGTTTACCTCTGCTACCATGACGGCCTTTTCCGACGATGCTAACGCGGCTGCCGTGGCCTCCTTCTGAGCTGTGAGGGCATCTTTGACGGCCTCTTGTTGAGCATCGAATCTTTGGTCGTTTCGTAAGTCTGCGGCCCTGTCCGCTTCTTTAAGACGCTTCTCTGTTTCAGATATCAGCGCAATCAGGTGATCCTTTAAGGTGTCCACCGTCCAAGAAGATCCGCTTCGTGCTGTTTCTCCGTTCATAGTTCACAATGCACCTGATTTCCTACCACGCAGCTCCGCCTATCTTTCCGCAAACTGCAATCACTGCGATACAGATGGCCCACACGATTGCTGTTTTGAGGTTGCGACTCATCGGTTAGACCTCGGAATGTCCTTTAGTTGATCTTGAGGTCGAGGCGCGGGATCGTTACAGCGACATCGTCCGCCTACACCACAAAGAAACTGTCCGCACGGAACTTGTGATCGAACAGACCGATCCAGCCGATCCGCTGCTTTCTTCATTTCGCATTGATACCACTCTCGATATGAATCACTCACTGTTCAGCCTCCCTCACGCTTACCTGACTACCAAACTTCCGGTACTCGCTTTCCGTTACTTTCCAGCGGTAGCGAATCATGGCGTCACAAAAGTCGCATCAGCAGTATACACCGCTACGCCCGATCCTTTGGTAGCAATTAAGCGAAAGTGATAGGTCTTGCCGCTGGTCAGTCCAGTGATGTTGGTCGAGACAGCATGTGAACTCGAATCTGATCCCACCAACACTGCTGGCAACGGCCCGCGATGTCCATAAGCCGTATCTAATCCCCATTCAAACTGATAATCAGTCACATCGCCTTGTGGGTTTACTGCTCCGTTAAGCGTGGCCGTAGTTGACGTAATGCTGGACGCTGCGCTGGTTGTAGCCGTTGGAGGTGTACTCGGTATCGTCGCGTTCGAGTAGTCGCCCCAAGCAGTGTTGATGGTCAGATCAGCATTTAGCTTGACCATTGAAGAGACTGAGCGCGTATCGCTGTTAACATGGCCTCCGCAGATCACCGAGCCATCGTCATAGACCACCACTCCATGCCCACCGCCATAGAAGACAGAATCTAATCCGTTGTCACCTTGCGGAACGGGCCGAGCGAAACCACTTGTCCCAACACTCGTATTAACCGTGCCGTTTGAATTGTAAGCAGCGACTATGAACTTAGTAGTAGGGTTAATGAAACTTCCGGTCGCATCGCCAGTTTGTCCCAGAATCAAAAACCCTCCACTGGGTAACGCCACCATCGCCCCCGAACTCTCAAAGCCTAGCGAGAGGCTCCCTGTACCAACCAGTGTGTAACCAGAACTTGATCCAAAGCTAGCATCCAGTGTTCCATTTGCGTTCCATCGGCCAATTCCAAAGGCCGCGTGACTTGCATCTGTGTTGGCGTTCCCTCCGACTACGATCTTTCCATCGCTCTGCTGAAATGCCGCTTGGGCTTGCGCCAAAAGACCAGCGGGAAAGTCTAGAACGGCGCAGTTACTTTCAAATCCCTGACCGCCCCAAGTTGGGTCAGCTAAGCCGTTTGCAGTGGTGCGAATCAATAGCCAGTAATAATGATTTGGTGAGCTATTAAGTAAGTGAGTGTATCCAATGATTAGCACCTTGTCATCACTCTGGATAAGTATTTGAACTGGACGATCATCACTTCTCTGATCGAGGTCGTATACCCAATTATTCCAGCCAGCGTTAAAGCCACCATAAGGCAAGTCAGGAGTACCATCGGTATTTATTCGATGAAGCCTGAAATCAAATCGAACGCCACCCGCCTCGCGCTGATGGGCATCCATCAAAATGATCTTTCCGTCAGATTGCAGTGCGAGGTCGGTCTGCGAAAAATAGCTCCCACCATCACCTAAGGGAATCACTAAGTAGCCGGGAGTGTCGTTCGGATTAAAAGTCCCGTCTAGCTGTCCATCTGTGAGAACGCGAGCAACTGCAAGCTTTCTGGTTCCATCTATGCCTGAATAAATCTGCCCACCGATAATAATCTTGCCGTTTGCGTCAAGTTGCCCTGTTGGCTCTTCAAAGTTGTATCCCGGGATCCTGATTCGGACTACACCATCGCAGCCGTAAGACTTGTCGATTTGGCCGTTGGCTAAGTAGCGCCGAATGATCCAGCAAGTGTCGTTTGTTGCCGTGATTGTCCCTCTGCCGCTGTCGCCAAACTCCCCCGTGCCAATCGTGTAAAGCAACCCGTCCGCATCCTTCAACACCCGCAGCGTTTCCGCCCACGGGGTAGCAAAGGTGTTATAGTCTTGATAGAAAACACGGCCAGTGAGAGCCGCTGTATTTCCTACTGTAGCGTTGCCGTTAAGCACTACCTTACCCATTAGATTTGGCAATTAACACCTACAACGGTAGCTAGCTTGATGTGGTTCCTTCTATCCAAAGGTTGAACTTTCCAGCCGTGACTGCGTTTACAGCAACAACTAGCGCGGGTGATCTTGTGCTTGTGGTTTTGAGCCATGATGCAATAGTCCCCAAAATCGGAATAGTGACCTTAACTCCGGTTGCTGACCACGGAACGCCAGCAACAAGAGTAGCGATAACTAGATCGCCCGCACCTTGCCCAGTAGTCAACGCTCCAGTCGAGCCTGCGCCACCTGTAAGACCGGAGATTACATCAATGAAGGCGTTTTGCACGATGAAATTGTTTGGCAGCGGGCCGTTGATTTGGGTGAGAGGAATCGAGCCGGTCGATCCACCTAGATCGTCAAACGAATAAACGAACTAATAGATGGATTTACCTACACCATTTCCCGTCTCGTAGAGTTTTGTCGAATCGTTAAGAACGAGTGATTGAGTCGCCATGCTATCAGCCTCCTGTGTTACAATAGGCAAGTCGGCATGGCTGTTTGAGAGCCATACCGACCCATCATTGACCTGAACAGGAGGCCAACTTGCCTAGAACTAAGCATACCACACAATATGACTCATACGCGCACGTATAATACGTGGCGCATGATGATTCAACGCTGTACCAATCCTAAGAACCCCGTGTTTTCCCTTTACGGCGGACGCGGCATTGCGGTTGATCCGAATTGGCTTATCTTCTTGAACTTCTACGATGATATGGGCGAAGCGCCGACAGGGTTGACGTTGGAACGCAGAGACAACAATAAAGGGTATTCTAAGAGTAATTGCTATTGGGCTACACAAAAGGCGCAAAGCCGCAACACGCGACGCAATCATTTTATAGAATTTCGCGGAGAAACCTTGTGCGTTTCGGCGTGGGCTGAAAAGTTGGGCATTAGACCAAATGCGTTGCAGGGACGATTGAAGAAATGGCCCCTTGAAAGAGCGCTGACAGAGAGCAAAAACGTGCCGCAGCGTCTTTTTGAGATGAACGGCGCGAGTAAAACCCTGACCGGATGGTCTAGTTTTTACGGCATCCCCTATAGTAGTCTGTATTACCGAGTTATTCATCAATCTATGTCACTGACTGAAGCGGTCACTAGGGCTGTTTGTCCGAATCATCGAGAGTGAGAACACTGATTGCCATAAAGCTACTTCCTTAATTGATTACTATGAAGTTGACGCGAGTTTCTGCCGATGGGGCAGCATTGGGAAACAGAGTAAACGATCCACTCCCGGCTACCGCTTGCACTGACTTCATCGTAGTATCGTTTGTTCCAACAGTTGCAATGATTATGCTATTAGCAGTCACAAGAGAGTTGGTCACAACTAGAGAAGTGGCAGCGGAGGCGAAGTTTACGGTGCCCGCCGTCTTGTCAATTGTTTGCGCTCCCGTCGTTCCGGCTGCTGTGATTGTCTTGCTTACCTGAACATCGCTAGTGGACTGGAGCGTGGCGACTTTAATTGTCCCTCCAAAATCCCCTTGCGCGCCTGTGCCTACTCCAAGTATGCCAGCAGAAATACGGGACAATCCTATGTCAAGTGGAACATTTGTACTTATATTCGTTGACGAGGAAAATCCTATAACGTGAATACTGCTAAGCGCAAACATTCCCGTCCCTATTCCTACTTCGCTAACAGAACCGCTCCTTGAGAAAACAATATTGTTATCAATTCCAGCTATAGTACCAAAATACATTCCAGGGCCACCATCGTTTCCGTAAATAGGATGAGCTGCTGAACCTGAGCCAGTTGCATCGACAATGGTTGTCCAAAATCCCTTGCCTTTGGGACTAGTAATATTCCCTGAGTTGGCTACGTTTCCACTGCTAATAGAAAAGGGACTATCAGCAAATGTCCCCGCGTTGTTGTACGGGATAAAGGTGCTGGTTGGGTTAACGCCACCACCACCAGTTGGAGTCGCGCTTGTCCACGTAGTTCCGTTTGAGGTGAGCACGTTTCCGCTTGTACTTGGTGCAACAATACTCTCCGCCATCACGCCAGCGGAGTTAGTCAGCAGTCTCACCCCTGTCCCCGCTGCTGCTGGATCGACAATGGCGATCCCCCCTGCCGCTACGTCTGTCGGTGCATAGTGGCTGACTGCGTTGGCAACCAGTGACGGAGCCGTACCCTCCTCCAGCACCAACGTTCCTGCCACCGCACTGCCAACACCCGTGGAGATTGAACCCGGCGTGGAGATGTCGCCAGTGGTGTCAGCGATGGTTACAGCGGAACTCTGCACGGTTGAGCCGCCTGTGCCGTCTGCACGGATTACGGCGTTATCCGTTGACCCTGTGGAGCCGCCGATGCCGCCACTGCTACCGTTCGCCGCTGCCGTCAATCGTCCCTTCTGATCCACTGTGATATTAGCCGATGTGTAGCTCCCCGGCGTCACGGCGGTATCGTTCAGTGACACTACAGGTGTGGTCGTACCCGTTGCCACGTTAATCGGCGCAGTTCCCGTAACGTTAGTTACGGTGCCACCGCCCCCTCCTCCACCGCCTTGAGGCTGAGGGCCGGGGAAGCCCGCTGATGTTCCCGGCATAATAGTTTCTCCTTTATCCAATGAATCTGAGATAGACCGTAACGGTAGCCGTGCCCGACGCGGTTGGGCTGTATAGAAATATCTGTCCAATTGGTATCGTGTTGCCGCCCGCACCCGTGGCCGAATCGGTGAAATACGTGCTCGCCGCTAAATCCCCGCCATGTGTATCATCCAACTGACTTGCCGCGCCAGCCACTTTCAGCGCTTTATCTGAAATGAAATTCAACGACACGCATTGACCGGGTAGGTTAGCTGGAAGCGCGTAGTTCAAACTGGTATCCGTAACAAGGTCAAGTAGCGACCGGGCCGTTGCCGCGCCGGTTAAGCTCACTGAGTTATAAAAGATTTGTGGTTCTGCCATGCTCTCTCCCTTACCCTGAATTCGCGGTACTGGTAGTGGTTGATAATTTCAGCGCCAGCGACGTAACGGCACTATTCGTGGTCGTGGTTAGTGTCGATGTCACTACCGAGTCGGATAGTGCCTTGGAATCGGCCGCGCTTGCCTGTGTTCCCGAACTGACACCTTTTGAATCCGCCGTAGATGTCAGTGTACCCACCGATACAGCGGTAGAGTTTGCGGACGACGCAGCCAGCCCCGATGACACTCCCTTGGAATCAGCAGTAGACGCCAGCACCGAATCGCTAACCGCCTTGCTGTCCGCCACCGATGCCCGCGTACCAGCTGATACGCCCTTGGAATCCGCCACCGACACGTTCAAGCTGGTAGATATGACCTTGCTGTTGGTCGTGGTGGTCAGACTGGACATGACCACTGAATCCGACACGGCTTTTGAGTCGGCAACTGAAATGTTGACACTGTTTGACCCAACCCGTGAATTAGCCGTGGAAACGGAATCAGAACCAGCAATAGCAGGATCGTTCTGCCCGAGAAATATCGGGAAACTTGCGGAAACGGGTGGGTAAGAAACGGCACCAATGCCCTTGACCAGCATGGTTGCATTCGGCGCGGGCGAGAGCGTGCTGAAGTACGCCACGGTTTCAGCGGTTGTCAAAAAAGTAGACGGCGGATTCGCAAGGGTATTGGCCCCGGTATTATAGATTGTCAGTTGCGCAAAAGTGATCACCCCGCCGGGATATTCCGCCTCAGACGGAATGACCCATTGACTAAATAGAAAGTCCTTGCCGCTATTGCCAGAGAAGAATTGTGCGGTACAGTTGATTGACTGAGGGTTCTGTACGTTAGCATCTAAAGTGGTAAACACGTCCGTTGCTGCCACTGTGATTACATTAGCCGTCACCGAACAAGGGAACTCGATGTAGAAATTTTTAGACGCACCCAAGACGTAATTATTATTCACGTCCAAGAAATCGCTGTTATAGGACAAGCGTAAAGTCAGCGCTGGAGGTTCGCTCAGCACTGAAGTTGGGTACGCCTGAAAGGTGTCTAGAGTCAGCATTACGCTACGTGCTCATCGCCCTTCTCAACCTTCACGCCAACGAACAACTCACTTCGCGTTGCGGGCATTCGTGAGTAAGACTTGACTCGCGCAGGCTCACCGCGCACATGGTCGTAGGGCTCTACGTCGCGTGTGACAATCGCCCCTGCGGCTATAGTCGCCC